AAATTAAAATTACTAAGCGAATCAAAAAGTCTGCCTATAGAGTATCATGACATGGTATGGCAACGTAAACAGATTGCAACATTTGAATTAATTAAAAAATTTACGATTGACCTTAAGTTAGTAGATATATTTTCTAAACTGAAGCAACAGGGTTATCAAATTGCAGTGGCCAGCAACAGCATTAGAGAAACAGTAAAACTCAGCCTGCTCAAAATAGGAGTAATGGAGTATGTTGATTATTTTGTCAGTAATCAAGATGTTACTAATCCTAAACCTTATCCAGAAATGTATTGGAAGTGTATGACCATGTGTAATACACTACCAAAAAATACATTAATTATAGAAGACAGTCACATAGGCAGACAAGGTGCTCTGGATAGCGGAGCAATATTATTAGCAGTAGAAGATTCGCATGACGTTACATGGGATAAAATTAATAAAAGGTTACAACAAATGAATTCAAGTATGACAACAAACAGTATTCCTTGGAAAGATAGCAGATTAAATGTCTTGGTACCTATGGCAGGTGCAGGCAGTAGATTTGCTCAACAGGGGTATACATTTCCAAAACCTCTCATTGAAGTTAATGGCAAACCTATGATACAGGTTGTTGTAGAAAACTTAAACATAGATGCACACTATATTTTTATTGTTCAGCAAGAACATTACGAAAAATACAATTTGAAATATCTGCTTAACCTTATTGCTCCAGGATGTGATATTGTACAAGTAAATGGTATCACAGAAGGTGCCGCTTGCTCTACCCTGTTAGCAAAAGAATACATCAACAATGATGCTCCTTTGGTGATGGCCAATAGTGATCAATATGTAGAATGGAATAGTAATGAATGTATGTACGCATTCACTGCCGACGAAATTGATGGTGGTATATTAACATTTGAAGCCACACATCCTAAGTGGAGTTATGCCCGGGTAGGCGATAATGGTTTTGTAAGTGAAGTTGCTGAAAAAAAAGTTATCAGCAACGAAGCCACTGTTGGCATTTACTATTGGAAACACGGTAGTGACTATGTCAAATATGCAGAAGATATGATTGCAAAAAACATCCGTGTTAATAACGAGTTCTATGTATGCCCAGTATTCAATCAAGCGATCGAAGACGGTAAAAAAATTAAAGTTAAGAAAATTAATCAAATGTGGGGTATTGGAACTCCAGAAGATTTAGACAATTTTTTAAAAAATTATAAAAAAGATTAATATATGTCAACTGAAGAATGGTTTAAAAATCACTACATACCTTGGAGAGAATCTAGGATTAATAAAGTTGTTTCTATATTTGGAAAAGAGTTTTTTAACAATAAAACAATGTTAGAACTAGCGGCAGGATACGGAGATACCGGACATTATTTTTGTAATCTAGGATCAACTGTGACTTTTGCTGACGGTAATCAAGACCATACCGTAAAGATTAAAGAAACAAATCCCAATTCAACAGTATTGCATGTTGATCAAGATAAAGAATGGGATTTAAAAGAACAATTCGATGTCGTCATACATTGGGGTGTATTATATCATTTAGACGACTGGCAAAGAGATTTAAAAACTGCAATAGCACATGGTAAAATAATATTTTTAGAAACAGAAGTGTGTGATAGCGATGACCCTACATTTGAAATAAAAACTAACGAAAGTGGATATGATCAGGCTGTCAATGGAATTGGGTCTAGACCGTCTGCCGCTATGGTAGAAGTTTGCATTAATAAAACTGGTGCAAATTATGTAAGATATGATGATGCTGATCTTAATGCAGACTTTCATAAGTACGATTGGAAAGTCAATAATACCAAAGAATGGACACATGGTCAAAGAAGATTTTGGATAATAAGAAATGAAATACATAGCACATAGAGGGCTCACAGACGGCCCTAATTCTAGTTTAGAAAATTGTCCTGAACAAATATTAAAAGCACTAGAAGAAGGGTTTGATTGTGAAATTGACCTACGAGTAGTTGACGGGAAACTATTCCTAGGGCATGATTTTCCAGACTGGCTGGTTGACGAAGCATTCATCAATCAACCCGGTCTCTGGATTCATTGTAAAAACTTAGAAGCGTTAGAGTTTTGCCAATACAATATTAAATTAAACTACTTTTGGCACCAAGAAGATGACTACACTATTACAAGCAAAGGCTTTATATGGGCATATCCCGGAAAGAAACTTCCTAAACTGGGCGTAATGGTCATGCCAGAATGGGACGACCCAATGCTGATTAATACCGCAGGAGCAGACTGTTTCGCAATTTGTTCCGACTATGTAGATAAAATTAGGTTGCTATAATCTGGTATTTTTTTACGGCTAAATATTACTATGGCTGGAATACTTGAACAATTTTTAGGCGGTGTGCTAGGTGCTAATTCCCTACAGAGTTATTCGCATGCCTCTCGACTATATCTAGACGACTACTACAAATATGCGCCTAAGTTTGGATTCCTTTACTATGTTAAATTCACTATTAATCCTCCTAGTGATGAAAAGAAACAGATCGTAAATAATTTTATCGACAAGAATGGGGCTGTTATTGGCATGCTGGTCAAAACTGCAGATCTTCCTAAATTTAGGATGTCTACAGAAGTATTAAACCAGTACAATCGAAGAACCTACATTCAAAACAAAATAGAATATCAGCCAATTGCTATGACACTACATGACGATCATAACAATACTTCTACTAGTTTGTGGGAAGCATACTATAGATATTATTTTGCAGACGATGTTGACAATACTTATCAAGATCCTAGTCCTCCCGGCAAATACGGAGATACAAAATACAAAGGAGATGGTGATAAGACCAGTTCTTATGGTTTAAATAACGGGATAAAAGAATATAAACCATTCTTTAGGTATATAGAATTATTTCAAATAAATCGACAGCAGTGGACTGCCTTTAGGTTAATAAATCCTATTATTACAGATTGGAGCCATGATACCCTAAATCAATCTGAAAGCAAACTACTCGAAAATAAAATGACTATTGGTTATGAAGCAGTTCAATATGCAAATGGTCGAGTAGGCGATAAAAATTCTCCTGCATTTAACCTAAACAACTATGACAAAGCACCTAGCCCATTAAGTATACTAGGCAAGGGCAACAACAGCATTGCAGGCCCCGGCGGAATTATTAGTGGTGTGTCTGAATTGCTTGGCGGTGGTGGAACCGGTGGCCCAGAATTTGCATATCCGTTAGGAGGGTCAGTTGACAGCGGAGTTCCTGGCAAAGATTTGAATATATTCCAAAAACTAAAAGGTGCAAGTAACCTTGTAAAAAATTTAAAAAATGTCAGTGCCGCAAGCATCGGAGCAGAAGCCTTTAGCATTGCGGGAGGTGCATTAGGCAGTTTAGCATCAGGAAAAGGCATAGGTAATTCATTGGGATCACTAGCAGGCGGACCTGGCGGGCTTGCCGCAGTGGCTGCTGGTGCTGCCGGTGGCATCGGAAAAATATTCAGCAATTTTAGCAGTGGAAATAGTTCTGTAAATAAACTAACTGTTGCCAAATCTGGATTAAACAACAGTGCTCCTGTTCAGGCGGCTGTGGCTGGATCGGCGGTAAATGCAGGTGATAGTGTAGCAGAGAATAATGCACAGGCACAACAAGAAAAAAATAATCCCCCTCCGGGAGGAATTACTGATCTAGATGTAGCACAAGCCGAAAGTGATGTTAATGATGCCGAAGCAAAAATAAGTGATATTCAAGATCAAATAGCAAATAATGAAAAAATAAAAGCACAATTTCAAGAGGCCTACGATGCCGCTAACGAGGGCGGAGATTCTGATGCTCTGTCTCGTGTGCTGGGAGCATTAAAAGCCGCAGGATATACTGATCCAGCAGAATTGCAAAATAATCTTGCACAGGCTCAGACTAACTTATCAAATGCCAAAACATCAGCAGAGACACTGAATAAAATACGTTATGATGCTATTAACGAATCAGTTGCAGAGAGTACTGATCCTCCTGAACTAACCAGCGAAGATCCCGATCTTGCGTTATCCAACAAGGTATATTTTGCTCAACAGCAACATAATCAAGGCGGAGATGAAGAAGATCTTCAAGATGCACTTGGAGGTTCTGGAGCAGGGGCTGAAAGTCCTGGAGCAGGAGTTGATGTATATGGATATGGAAATACTGCATCCGGAAGCAGTGATTTAGGCGACACAACAGACTTTGTTTAATATGATGTATACTAACATACCACCTAATACTACTGCATCGTCTAGTGATAAAACACTAAACAATTTTAACAATTATTATACTCGTCCAGTACAACTAGATAATAATGTCCTAATAGCAATGACAGGACTATTGGAAACTAGAGGTTGGTCAAAAGATTCTGCTGAGCAGATATCTATTGCTATTCTTACACAGGCAAAAAAAGATGGATATAATGCTATGGCAATTTTAGAAAGCATCAAGGGCTTAGGACAAACTGACCTAAGTGCACTTGTAGCAGAAATACTTAACAACAACAGATACAAGACTAGCAGTCTTGGAGTCATTCAGACCGTAATTCCTGTTGACAACGTGAAAAGAAATATTCTACCATGAGAGCCACCGCCAGAGGTACATTTGAACCCAAGTTCCCTGAAAAATATGTAGGAGGTAGAACGCCAACTTACAGATCAAGTTGGGAATTAACATTTATGATGTTCTGCGATAATAACCCATCAGTACAACAATGGGCAAGTGAAAGTGTTAAAATTCCATACAAAGACCCGTTAACAGGAAAGAACACAGTTTACGTTCCTGATTTTCTAATTGTGTATGTTGATAAAAACATGCAGAAACATGCAGAGTTGATCGAAATTAAACCTAAGAATCAGGCCATGATAGAATCTGTAGGAAAGAATCCCTATAATCAGGCTCAGTATGTTAAAAACATGGCCAAATGGCAAGCGGCACAGATATGGTGTAAGCGTATGGGAATCCGTTTTAGAGTTGTAAGTGAAGAAGATCTATTCCATACTGGTAAAAAACGATAAGTAAGAATATGACAAAAAAACTTGAAGAACTTTTTAATGTTGCCCCTACAGAAGAGCCTATTATTGAGCCAATTGTTGAATCTACTGAACAAACAGTGGTCAGTCTAGAAGATAAATTAGAGCAGTTTGATAAAATTGCCGCCGCTTTACCTAGGGTTAAAGGACTAGGCGATGTTAGTGATGCAGAGTTAGACAATCTTGCTAACAAAGCAGAACAAGCATATAACGATTTAATGGACTTAGGAATGAATGTAGAAGCACGTTACGGTGCCCGCATGTTTGAAGTTGCCGCACAAATGATGAATGCCGCTATCACTGCCAAATCCAACAAAATAGATAAAAAACTCAAGATGATTGATCTACAGATTAAGAAGTACGGTATTGATAAAAAACAAGGAAATCAAGATCCAGAGGCTATAGAAGCAGAAGGATACCTAATTACAGACCGTAATAGCCTCCTTGAGAAACTGAAAAAGATGGATAAATAAATTACTATGAAATCACTTAAAGAATACCTTACCGAATCCAAGAAAACTTATACCTTTCGAGTAAAGGTAGCCGGTGATGTCACTACAGAGGATGAGACTAAACTACACGGACTATTAGATCGATACGGCATAGCCGACTTCAAAAAAACAGGTCAAACTCCAGTACAATCATTTCCTCTAGACTTTCCTAAAATCAGAAATCGTAATGTTAATGTATGGGAAGTAACATTAGACTATCCCACAACAGCCAACGAATTAACAGAATACCTAAGTTCAAATTTAGGTAGAACAAACGAAGAACTAGTAGTTCGTTCTCCTTATGAACCAACAGAAGAATACCAACAGCCTATCGGAGAGTTTAGAGATACTGCTCTACTTAACGATCCTGACTACAAAGAATCTCCTAATGCCAATTGGGATGATAGTTGGGGCATCAAATACAACGAAAATCTTATTAAATCTTTAAGTGCTGATTCTAAAAAACGTAGAGCAGACCTTGGAGAACAAATCCCCAACGCTGTGTCAGATGAAGTTTATAAAAATCCTGGAGTAACTTCAAACGATAATACATCGTACAACACAAAGGCTAACTTAATGCAAGCCCCAGATCCTAGAAGGAAATAATTATGCAAATGATCAACGTATTACAACGTCTAGCAGAACTAGACGGACAAAATCCTAGAGTTGAAAGACCTAGAATCACTGAAACTCCTGTACTAGGTGATGGTATCAAACAATTAGACATCAGCATGCCTGAACCAGGTATTGGCGATTTAAGAAAATTATCAGGTATGCTTAAAGAAAGCATCCAAGAATGTGGTATGCCAGGTATGGGTGCTCCTATGCCTATGCCACATACTCCAGCAAGTTTAAGTATGACAGCAGGCAATGCTAATGAAATTGTTACTATGATGCGCGGACTAGCAGATATTGCTAGTGGTGCTTCTCATTCTGGTATGTCAGGTATGGGTGCAGAAATGCCTCATGGTGATGCACTAATGGGAAATGAAATGCCTGCTCCTATGGACTTGGATCATGACGGTGATATGGACGGTGTTGCAATGGATACAGCCGCAGAACCAGAAATGGGAATGGAAGAGCCTGATATGGGCGGTGGGGATGAATTAGGTGGTGGTCCAATGGGCGGTGACGAACTTGCTGACCTTGTAAACAAATTGAAGACTGGTCAACCAGTTAAGATTAAAACAGATATGCCAGTTAAGGTTAAAACAACTAACCCTGTCAATGGCGGTGCAAAAGATGAAGGAATGATTGGTAAAGGTGTAGGCGGAATTGCAGGAGGTGCTCTTGGAAGTGCTGCCGGGGGAGCTCTTGGCACAATGGTAGGCGGGCCTGTTGGTGGTGCAATTGGTTCAGCAGTAGGAGATGTTGCAGGAACTTCTATGGGAGCAGATGCAGGAGATGATGTAACCGGAGAAGAAGAAAGCATGGCAGAAGATATGCGTGTTTGGGACACAAGTCCTAAAGAACAAACTCGCGATTACAATCCAAATGATTTTGCTCAGATGTTTAACAAAATCAAAGATATTGATCAAGCCAAAGCCGCTACAAGAGCAGATAATCCTTTAAAGAGAGAAAGTGTTGAGGCTCAACCTACAGATGCTTTAACAGAACTAACAAGTAAATTGTTTGCTGACTATCAAGCATTTGTAAACGAGAGTAAAGGAAAATGTTGCTGTAAAACTAAGGGCGAATCAAAGTGCCCAGTACATGGCAAAATGGATGAATCTCGAGCCAAAGAAGGAAACGCATTTGGAAAAGCAGTTCGTGATGCCAAGAAAGATGGAATCCAAAAAGGTGAAAAAATTAAAGTAGGCGGCAAAGAGTATTCTGTTAAAGAAGAAGAAAAGCGCACTATGAGTAAGGCAGCCAAGGGTGTAATGAAATACGGTAAAGACGGTATGCAAGCATTGGCAAAAGCAGGAAAAGAAGGTAAAAGTTTAGAAAAAGTTAGAGACAAATATAACAAGTATGACGAAGCCTACAATCCAAATAACGTAAGTGCACAACATGCCCGTGATATGAAAGCACATCACAGAGCAGAACTTAAAAAGAAAGCAGATGCTGGAGATGAGAATGCTAAAGCAAGACTAGCACAGGCAAAAAAGAATGACGCCGCTCGTCGTGCAGATTTTGACGCTCGCATGGAACGTTAATATCACTAACTCCAAATAGGCTCTTCGGAGCCTATTTTTTTCAGTAAATAATAGTATGGCAAAAATATTAGACGGTAATTTAATTAAGAAGGCACACTCTACTCAGAAATTTTCTGAGGAGGATATTGAACATCTATTAAAATGCCAGGATCCTAAAATTGGGCCTCATTATTTTTTAGACAACTTTTTTCACATCCAGCATCCAACTAAAGGTAAGTTAAAATATGTAGCATACGATTATCAACGTAGGCTAATTGACAGTTATCACGACCACAGATTAAACGTTAACTTACTACCTCGACAAACAGGTAAAACAACAACCGCCGCAGGATATTTGTTATGGTATGCAATGTTTGTACCAGACAGTACCATACTAGTTGCCGCGCACAAAGGTTCGGGTGCTATGGAAATTATGGGTCGTGTGCGTTACGCTTACGAACTATGTCCTGATATCATCCGCTGTGGCGTTACAAGTTATAACAAGCACAGTATTGAATTTGATAACGGTTCTCGTATTGTAGCACAGACAACAACAGAAACAACCGGTCGTGGTATGTCTTTGTCATTACTATATGCTGACGAGTTTGCGTTCGTTGAACCTAATATTGCGGTTGAGTTTTGGACTTCAATTTCGCCTACACTGGCCACAGGTGGTAAGGCAATTATTACATCAACTCCTAACTCAGACGAAGATCAGTTCTCATTGATATGGCACGAAGCCAATAAGATGACTGACGAACACGGGAACAAAACAACTGTAGGACGTAACGGTTTCTTCCCATTCAGAGCCTATTGGCAAGAACATCCCGACCGCGATCAAACTTGGGCCGACGAGCAGATGTCTCAATTAGGTGAAGAACGTTTCCGCCGCGAACACGGTTGCGAGTTCTTGATTTTTGATGAAACACTCATCAATTCTATCACTCTTGCGGGTATGGAAGCCAGTGAACCTATCATGAAAATGGGGCAGGTACGTTGGTACAAACAGATAGACCCTCGCAATCTTTATCTAATTGCTCTCGACCCTGCCCTAGGAACAGGCGGAAACTTCTCTGCTATTGAGATTCTAGAACTTCCTACATTTGAACAAGTAGGAGAGTGGCATCACAATACAACACCTATACAGAGTCAGGTTAGAATCATGAGGGAGATCTGTAAGTACATCAACAATCAGATACAAAGTGATAACCCACAGAATCCGCAAATTTACTATTCTGTAGAAAATAATACAGTAGGTGAAGCCGCTCTTGTTGCTATCAACGAAATGGGCGAGGAGAGTATTCCGGGAATGTTCATGAGCGAACCTATTAAAAAAGGTCATGTACGTAGATTCCGCAGAGGTTTTAACACCACAAATCAAAGCAAAATTGCGGCCTGTGCTAAGTTAAAACAACTTATTGAACAGAAACGTTTGAAGGTACATTCTTCAAGTTTAATCACAGAACTTAAAACTTTTATTGCCAAGGGCATTAGTTTTGAAGCCAAAACTAACGAATATGACGACCTTGTTTCTGCTATGTTATTGGTAATACGTATGGCAGGAATGATGGGCGATTGGGATCAAAGTGTATATGAAACTATGATCGAGGATCGTGCCCTTGAAGATTACGACTTACCCATGCCCGTTTATATCGGTAGTTGGCAATAAATACACATTATGAATATTATTGAAATTATAGCCCAAGATGTCTTTGACAAAGTCCGTTCCCGTTTCAGCAATTTAGAAATGGGCGACGGAGAGGGCAACACCACAAACAACCCAAAAGAAGCAAGATTTTTCGACTTTGATTTTGTTATAGAAGGTAATAATTTAGGTAGAGTTAGTGTCAGTATTAACGACATCGGCACACTTAAAGTATATTACGGACAAGGTATCACGGAAGGAACTGATGGCATTATTAGAGGACTATGGTACGATTTCCTAAAGGAAATGCGTATGTTTGCCATGCGTAGAATGTTGCGTTTTGACACACGAGACATTATGAAAGGCAACCTGAACAAAGACGATTTTCAATATTTGGCTAAGAATGGCCCCAAGGAAGAAAACATGACAGAATCACAATATTTTGGTAGTTCTAAAACAAGTTATAGAGCACTGGAAAACACAAAACTAATTATCAAACACTCGCAGGCAGTTAATGAAGAACAGCCAGGAGCAAGAAGCAGACATATTAATGCACTGTTTATTGAAAATGCAGACGGTGAGCGTTTTAAATATCCTTTTAATCACTTATCAGGTGCCAAAGCAATGCAACGTCATGTAGCCAACGGTGGTCGTCCTTATGATGAAAAAGGCGCGGCAATCATCGACATGAGCGAAAGTATTATTCAATTAAACATGTTCAAACGACAGGCCGCTCGCGAAGGATTTGTAAACGAAGGCACACAAGATATTGTAGAACGTGCCATGGCTAAGTTAGCACAACTAAGAAATGAATGTACTCACCTAAGTAAACAGACTTATTATGAAAACTGGTCTAACAACTTTAAAGCCAATACTCGTGCTGAGTTAGATGAAGTTACATTAGAAGATTACAAAGACAAATTTACAGTTCGTCAATTTGAAGATAACTTGACCAGCATATTTCCATTACTACACGCTATCATGCAAGAAACAAGCGAAGTTGATCTTGCCGACGTTATTGAGAGCACAGAAAAATGTGACGAGTGCGGAATGATGGAATGCGAATGTGATCATGTTGAAGAAGCAAGCGATAATGATCCTCCGTTTGATCCAGATCCACCAAAGAAAAATCCTCCCGCTAAAGCCGGCAAACACGGACAAGGATATTCAACTGTCAAACATCTTGCTAAACAGGGAATGAAGCAAGCAGAAAAATCTCCTACAGAAAGTTTTGATATGTTTGACGAATGGGCTAATGCTGTTGTTGAAGGTTATTTAGAACCAGATACTATCATGAGTCTAAAAGATTTGTTAGACACCGGTTTAACATTAGGAGTAGATGGTACAAGTGCCATTGAAGCATTAGAAGCCATCGGAATCAATGATAAAGATTTAGCAGACGCTCTTAAGAGTTTGGCTAAAATCAACCCAGATGCTGATCCAAAAGAAACTATCGTAGCATGGGTGGCCAATGATGATCCAGAAGCCGCTCAAAGTCTAAGTGATGCACAAGCCGCTGAACCTGCTCCAGTAGAACCTGCTCCAGTAGAACCTGCTCCCGAAGCACCAGTTGCACCTGCACCAGCACCGGAAATGAATGCAGGACAACCGGTAGCAGAAAATACAGCAGACTACGACAAAATTCTACAAGCAATTGCGGCATTGTATGGCGAAGATATGTGGGATAACGATGCAATGCAAGATCTAGCAAACGACTTAGAGCAAGCAGGCCCAAGTGATCGTGAATTAGATTTTATTATTGCCAAAGGCAAACTACCTAAACGATTAGCAAATATACAATTTACAAACTCTGATGATGTACAATTTGAGTCAACTACTGAAGATGAGGACTCTATGGACAACGAAGAACCACAACCACACCGTGCAAACATGAGAGAAATTGCTGAAGTAGTTAAATCATTCTATGACAGAGAAACAGGACGTTTCCCCAAAGGTGAAACTGGAGTTATTGTTCACTGTAAAAAAATGTTCGGCGACCAAGGCGGCCAACTTGCAGAACGACTTGTTGCTCATCTAAGCCAACGCTCACAGCAACAAATGGCATACGAAGACTTGACTCGTATTATGAAATTAGCAGGAATGAAAGTTACAGAAAGCAAGCCGAGCGCAGGATTGAGCAAGAAGCAGAAATCCTCAATTGCCAAAAAAGCCAAAGCAGGAAAAGACATTGGAAAGCCTGGTAAAAGTTTTGACAAAGTAGCCAAAGCCGCAGGCGGAGGTGAAAAAGGCAAGCGTATTGCGGCCGCCGCAATGTGGAAAAATGCCGCCAGATAATTGGCATAATTGTTCTTGACAATATAAATAAAAGTGCGTAACATAACGTTATGCACTTTTTCTTTTTAGTCAGTTGGCTTTAAAGAAATGGCACATAAAACATTTATTAAGGAAAAACATTATGGCAACTTTAGCAGAAATCCGCGCAAAACTTCAAGCATCATCTCAACAAAACACCGGTGGCTCGGCAGGTGGAGACAACGCAATTTACCCCCATTGGAATATGCCAGAAGGCACAACGACTACAGTTCGTTTCTTGCCCGACGCTGACCCAAACAACACATTCTTCTGGATCGAGCGAGCAATGATCAAACTTGATTTTGCTGGCATTAAGAATGAAGCAAATTCCAAAATCGTCACAGTACAAGTTCCATGTATGGAAATGTGGGGCGAGACATGTCCAATTCTTTCTGAGGTACGTCCTTGGTTTAAGGACAAATCTTTGGAAGAGCAAGGTCGCAAATATTGGAAGAAACGTTCATATTTGTTCCAAGGTTTTGTAGTAGACAGCGCATTCAAAGAAGAAGGCAAAACTCCTGAGAATCCAATCCGTCGATTCATCATCGGCAGTCAAATCTTTAACATTGTTAAGGCCGCATTGTTGGATCCAGACATGGAAGAAATTCCAACAGACTACTTGCGTGGTACAGATTTCCGTATCACTAAAACAAGCAAGGGTGGTTATGCTGACTATTCTACTTCTAACTGGGCTCGTCGTGAGCGTGCTCTTAGCGATGAAGAAAATGCCGCAATTAAACAATATGGTGTGTTTAATTTGAAGGATTTCTTGCCCAAGAAGCCAGGTGAAGTTGAACTCAAGGTTATGATGGAAATGTTTGAAGCCTCTGTAAATGGCGAAGCATATGACGCAGAACGTTGGGGACAGTATTTCAAACCAGCAGGTTTTAATAGCAACAATGCCGCATCAAGTGCGCCAAAAGCAGTAGCATCTACTACAACAGATGACGAAGAAATGGACGATACTCCAGCACCAGTGGTCAAAGCCGCTCCTGCTCCAGTAGCCGAAGATACTAAGTCAGAAGCAGGTAGTCGTGCACAGGACATCTTGAAGATGATCCGTAGTCGTCAACAATAATAGGAGATAGTTATGGGAAAAGCCTTCGATGTTTCGAAGTTTCGTAAATCCTTGACTAAATCTATTGACGGTTTAGGTGTAGGGTTTAACGATCCTACAGACTGGATCTCAACTGGCAATTACGCACTAAACTATCTAATCAGTGGGGACTTTTATAAGGGAGTTCCCCTTGGTAAGGTAACTGTGTTTGCCGGAGAGTCCGGTGCAGGTAAATCATATATCTGTTCAGGTAATCTTATCCGTCATGCTCAAGAACAAGGCATTTATGTTATCTTAGTTGATACAGAAAATGCGCTAGATGAGCAATGGTTACATGATTTAGGTGTTTCTACTTCAGAAGATAAATTACTTAAACTCAACATGGCTATGATTGATGATGTCGCAAAGACAATCAATGAGTTCATGAAAGAGTACAAAGGTATGCCACAAGAAGAACGTCCAAAAGTCTTGTTTGTCATTGACTCACTTGGTATGTTGTTAACACCAACTGACGTTAATCAATTTGAAGCAGGAGATCTAAAAGGTGATATGGGTAGAAAGCCTAAAGCACTTACGGCGCTGGTTCGTAATTGTGTTAATATGTTTGGCAGTTACAATGTCGGGTTGGTATGTACTAATCACACATACGCTTCGCAAGATATGTTCGATCCAGACGATAAGATATCTGGTGGACAGGGATTCGTTTATGCATCTTCTATCGTGGTTGCCATGAAGAAGTTGAAGTTAAAGGAAGATGAGAATGGTAACAAAGTTTCGGATGTTTTAGGTATTCGAAGTGCTTGTAAGGTTATGAAAACTCGTTACAGTAAACCTTTTGAAACTGTTCAAGTTCAAATTCCTTACTCAACAGGCATGAAACCTACTTCAGGATTAGTGGACTTATTTGAGAAGAAAAATATCTTGACAAAATCAGGAAATAAGTTACAATATCTAAGTAAGACTACAGGCGAAGTCATGTCAGAATTCCGTAAAAATTGGACTGAAGATAAACTCAAAGTCATTATGGAAGAATGGGATGAAAGTCTGTTAGACACAGCAGTAACAATTGAGGAAACAGAGGACGCATAATGGATGAAGCATTAATTATGGAAATTTGGGATACTTTTAAAGAGTATATCCCAGAGAAAAATAAAGACATGGCGGCTAATCAATATGTCGATTTTCTATTAGGTAAGGAAGACGTGACTGCTTCGATTCTTGAAAGTCTCATTGGCTACGATTCCCATCTTGACGAAGCAATTCGTCACGTAGTTGAGGAAGAAAGTGGCTACGAGGATGAAGAAGACGAAGACAATTACGAGGAAGACGAGGACTATTAATGAATTGGTACTCAAAGGTGAGCAAGGACATTGCTCATCTTCCAGACTGTATCGATTATTATTACGCTCAACTTGACGAAGCAAGGAAAGAGGTCAAAATCTACGGTGTTGTAGAAAAAGCCTCTTCCTCTTTGCCAGGTATTGTAGAACAACGATTCAATCAACTTCAAGAAATTGAAGGTATCTTAGAATATCTAAATATTGAGCTTCGTAGAATCCGTTCTAAGACTTTTCGCAAATATTTAGAAAACTATCAACGTGCTCTTAGTTCAAGAGACGTGGAAAAATACGTCGAAGGTGATGTAGATGTTGTTGACATGGAAAAAATCATCAACGAATTCGCTCTGCTTCGCAATCAGTGGTTAGGCATCATCAAAGGCCTTGACATTAAACAGTGGCAAATCGGTAATATTATCAAACTGCGTACAGCAGGTATGGAAGACGTCCAAGTTTAAGGAATCTCTATGTTTTTAGAAGACATTATCCACGCATCCGTTCATATCTCTGTTGTTCATAACCGAGATCTTGTTATGTTCAACAGTTTTTCCAATCAAATTTGGATGGGTAAGGGTCTAACACAAAAACAATTGGACATGAGCCTAAAATTGTTGAAAAAATACCACGCACCTTTGTCAGCATACATGAAGGGTGATGTCCTACCTTATCTTGCTAATCCAACTTTGAGGCTGGGAGTGAGAAAAATCGAACCACAATCTAAAAAAATCACATTTGTTGACGAGGGCACAAAAAAATTCTCGGTTAGTTTTCCATATGATGAAAATTTGGTGGGAAAATTGAGGTCTTTTAACAATAGGCAGTTCGGTGACTCGGCAACGTGGGACGGTGAAAACAAAATTTGGGCATTTCCTTTGACCGAACGTGCGGCCATGTTCTTGAAAAATGAGGTAGTGCCTCAGGGCTTTGAGGCCTGCAATCGTACAAAAGCAATTTTTGACCAAATTGACGAAATTTTGGTAAATTTTGAGGATTTTGTGCCCCAACTGAAATACGAGGATGAATTGTTTTATTTTAAAAATACGCATCCTTCAGTGCCTCAACCAGAAAATATGAATTTTCTGGAAATTTTGTATCATGCAAAAAGGTATGGGATCACCACTTGGGACCCCGGAATCAATGAGGCCTTAGAAAATGGCAATTTTTCCATTTTTACCAAAAAATTCCTAAATTCTGTGACCCCTGTGGATTTAGAAATTAACGGGGATGAGCATGGAATTGAAATTTTTGATGATTTGATTTCGACACTAACACCTACACTAATTGTTATCCCTCCTGGGGGAGAAATTCAACACCTACGTAAATGGTGGGCTTATCTTTCCACCAAAAATTTCACAAAAAATCAGGTTTCTGTAATGTTTAGGACAGATAACAATTCTGATAGAATGTTCAATGAATTGGTTAAAGAACAAGGTTTGAACAGTCCTATTACAGAAGACACAAAATTTGTCTTTGTCAGCCATAAACTTCCAAAACCCATTGTAAAAAGTGGAATAGAGTTTAAACTTGTGATAAATTTAGGGGCTTTGCCAGGGGTTCACTATTCATTACAAAGTTATCTTGCGGATTTCCCCGACCAAGTCAAATACTATAATAAGAAAAAATGAGTGTAAATTGTAAAATCATCATCAAGGACGAAGTCAATGTAAAGATAGAAGGTCTTGACTTAGACACTCGTAAATCATTGGTCAAAAAATTCAAGTATTTTGACCAAAAAGCTCGGTATCTTCCGGCCTACAAGTTAGGACGCTGGGATGGCTGTACCTCATTTTTCGGTCTCGGCGGTACCACATACATGAGTATGCTTCCGCAGGTTATTGAAGAATTAATCAGTCAAGGATATGATCCGTTAGTGGAAGATCTACGCAATCCATTGGCCTTAAATTTCACCAAAATTTCCGAAGATTTTTGGGGTGATCAAACATGGCCAGAAGGACACAGGTTTGCCGGACAACCTATCAGATTGCGAGATGACCAAGTTGAAGTTGTCAACAAGTTCCTTGAGAATCCTCAGTGTATTCAAGAAATTGCTACCGGATTTGGCAAGACCATTACCACCGCAACTTTGGCAAAAATCTGTGAAAAATACGGTCGAACAATAACCATTGTTCCTAACAAGAGTTTAGTTGAACAAACAGAAGAAGACTTTCAAAACGTACAATTAGACGTAGGTGTTTACTACGGCGACAGAAAAGAGTTAGGCAAAACACACACTATTTGTACTTGGCAAAGTCTCAATATTTTAGAGAAAAAATCCCATGATAGTGAGGATGCTCTAGATCTTGCCACATTCTTAGATGGCGTTAACTGTATCATGGTTGACGAAGTTCATATGGCTAAGGCCGATGTTCTAAAGAAACTTTTAACCAACTATATGGCAGGTGCACCTATACGTTGGGGCTTAACAGGCACAGTGCCAAAAGAAGACATAGATTTTCAAAATATCAAGGCAGGACTAGGTGAAGTTGTTCACACAGTTAAAGCACACGAACTACAGGAAAAAGGTGTGTTGAGCAATTGTCATGTAAACATTTTACAAACTGCCGAATGGAAAGAATTCAAATCTTATCCCGAAGAATTAAAATATCTTGTTACAGATGAAACAAGAATGAAGTATCTCAGTGGCCTTATAAAAACCATTGCTGAAGGCGGAAATACGCTTGTACTAGTTGACAGAATAGAATCAGGCCGTATAATATGTAGTAACATAGAAGATTCTGTGTTTATTTCCGGCGAAGTAAAAACTAAAGATAGAAAAGAGGAATATGATGGAGTGGCAACTGCTGATAAGAAGATTATTGTGGCGACTTACGGTGTGGCCGCTGTTGGTATTAATATTCCAAGGATATTTAATATGGTTCTTCTTGAGCCCGGAAAGAGCTTTGTCCGCGTTATACAATCAATTGGCCGCGGCATTAGAAAAGCCGACGACAAGGACTTTGTACAGATCTGGGATGTCACTGCAACGACGAAGTATGCGAAGAAACATCTTACGGAGCGTAAGAAATATTATAAGGAAGCCAAATATCCGTTCGCGGTGGAAAAGGTAAAATATTAATGCAAATTTTAACATTAGAAAACAAAACGTACTACTTAAATGACTTACCAGAGGAGTTAGAGGAAGACATGCGATTCAGCGTGTTTGATAATAGTGATCCAGCCAATCCAGATTATTTTTACATTCCTCTTATCTTTTTAGAAAGTTTTACAGCGCCTGCGGCTGTACTAAAAATTGGACCATATACAGTTAATATGCCACTTGATTGGTGTACAATTGTTGGAGATCCTGAAGGCCCTGGTATGGAGATTCTACCATTGACAAGTCTTAATGACAGGGGATTTAGGACATTCTGTTTTAATCCTATTTCAGGTTTTAGGCCTGAGTTTCATGACATTGACATCATCAATGTTTACCAAGACGTCAAATGGTATTTTCCTAAAATGCGTCCCGGACAACTATTAACCACTCCTTTGCGAGCAGGTGATAAACCTATGTGTGCTTTCTTTGTTAAAGAAGTCAGTCGCCAAAGTGAATTGGTAGATTATTCTAAGTGTTGGTAATATGGGAAATCTTAAACCAGGTGCTACCTATGTTTACGAAAGAGACGGCAACACTGTCTACGCCAGAGAATCAGGTGCAGATCCAAGTACAAGATTTGAAGTTGGGTATGAATATGATCCAATAAATGGTCATAAGATTGACTACGATAGCAGAACTCCAGATGGTCGTCCATTACACGAGCATCTAAAAGAAGCAGACCTGTGGGGTAAAATACGTAGAGCCGCTGAAACCAATCCCACTATACGAGATGCCCTGGAACGTGCTAAAATAGCATATTATCTCAGCAAAGAATACGAAGAAAGACATGGCCGCAAAACTTGATATCAATTCAGAACTAAAAAATATTAACATGAGAAATCATGGCTTCTATGACAGCCTCGAAGATGATGTTAAGAAAGTGTTCAGTCCCTACATCCTGATGCGTTATGTATCAAATCCACAAGGTGTTGATCCAGATACATATGAGTTTATCCTTGATCGTGTTAATGACCTTGTGAATAAAGATCATTGGACGCTGAGCAAAGGACACAAAGGTATGCTGTGGAAACTGTTTGCCAGTTGCGGAACAGGTATGGATGTTAGATATCAGTATCTTAAATTAGTCAGCAAGTCAACTGCCAATAACAAAACAGAAAAATTGCTGTCAGAATTGTATCCTTCAAAGAAAATGGATGATATTAGAGTGTTAGCCAGTCTAATGACTAAAGATGATCTTAACGAGTTATTTGACAGTTTAGGGTATGACAAAAAACAACGCAAGGAATATACATGAAGTTTAGAAAGAAACCTGTAGTTATTGATGCTGTACAGTTTATCTACACAGACGAAGGCATTGCCTCTCTTCGAGAGTTTTGTGGTGATGTATTAGGCAATATTTGCAAAGAACGTCATCCTACTGCCCTAGGTGAAGCAGAAATTGGCACATTAGAAGACGGTGTTCATTTAACAGTTAAGCATATTGCCACAGAAGGCGATTGGGTTATTAAAGGTGTACAAGGCGAGTTTTATGCCTGTAAACCAGATATCTTTGAAGCAACCTACGAATCTGCAGAATGATCAAATTAGAAGCACAACCTTTTAATTGTGTACATTGCGGCAAGGCCTTTATGAAAGAAAAGACCTTGTTTGCTCACATGTGCGAACCTAAAAGACGTGCGATGCAGAAAGATGAGAAACGAGTACAAAGCGGTTTCTATGCTTTCAATCAATGGTATAAGATACGTGAAGGCAGTCAACGACAAAAGACCTATGAGGAATTTTGTAAGAGTGCGTATTACAATGCCTTTGTTAAATTTGGTAGTTTTGTCAACAACGTAACACCTATACATCCAGAACGTTTCATTGACTATGTTATCCGCAGTGATGTAAAATTAGATCACTGGTGCCGTGATGAACTGTATGAAAAATACATTGTTGAAATGTTAAAGACAGAACCGGTTGAGTCGGCAATACAGCGTAGCATCCAACACATGATGGAGTGGGCTGACAATAGTGGTGCCAGTTTTGAACACTATTTCTTGTATGTAAATCTAAACAGAGCGGTAAATGATTTACGTAATGGTTATATCAGTCCGTGGATTCTTTTATCATGTAAAGGTGGCAAAGAACTGTTGGCTAAGTTTAATGATGAACAATTAGAACTTATTAGTGTGGCATTTGATCTATCACATTGGGTAAGAAAATTACGAGATCAACCAGGCGATGCCGCATTGGTTGAAGAAGTTTGTACAGAAGCAGGAATACAGTAATGCCAGATATTGATATTGATTTCGCTGATAGAAGCAAGGTCCTCAACATAGTTGAACATATCCCTGCGACTATCGACGGAATCAAAAAACACAACACAGGAGTTTATTGTACTCCTATTCCATACAATCCTCTAACACACATGGCTTCCATAGATTATAAAGAAGCAGAAGCAAGAGGTTATTTTAAGATCGATTTTCTTAATGTCAGTATGTACCAAGGCATTAAGAGTGAGGAACATCTAATCGATTTGATGAATAAGGAACCACTATGGGATCTGCTGGAACAAGACGATTTTTCGAACCTGTTGTTTCATGTAAACGGTCACGGGACTATTTTGAGGACAATGAAGCCAACGAGTATCAGCCAACTTGCCGCGGTTCTTGCAATGATAAGACCCGCAAAAAGACATTTAATAGGAAAAGACTGGAATATTGTGATGCAAGAAGTTTGGACTAAACCAGATGGTAATGAATACTTTTTTAAGAAAAGTCACGCAACTGCCTATGCTGTAGCAGTGGTGGTTCAAATGAATTTAATTTGTGAAGGTGTTAGTTACGAGTTTTCTTAACGCTTCGTACCAGTTGAATTGATTTACGTTTAACTCTTTTTTCAGCAATCTCGCTAAGATTAACTATTGGTCCAAATAATACTTCAACATCTTTAGCGTTGAATGTTTTTATATAGGGTCTAAAAACTATCATTTCTTCTTTGAGAAATATATTAATTGGGATTTTTCTATTGCTTTCCCACCACCAAACATCTCCAAGTTCTAAGAATGTCTTGCGCTCTTCTTCAGTACGGATAACACTAAAATCATAGATACTTGCAACATTTTCATCGAGATTTATAACAATGCCGACGTACTCATTGTCTGTGGTTTTAATACAGGTTATGAATGGGAATTGAGTTTGGAATCCGTCCTTAGGTGTCATTACAATAAATATAGGTATGCAAAATTTACCAGTTTATTTATATCCAAATAAGACCGACGTATTGGTGGATTCGGACAACGGAACAAGAGGAGCCTACAACGCTATGTACCAACGTGAATTAAAAATACAAAAAGGACTGAAAAATAAAGTCCAACTCCAGTTTAAAAACTCCGATCAAAAACCCATACGAATTCTTGCCGCAACAACTACCAGTGATTTTGTATCTTCTAACACATTTATTTTGAGTGTATCCAACACAGCATCCATTGCAGTGGGCATGGCTCCTTCTATTAATTCTACCTTAACCTACTTCCAAGGCGGAACATTTGTATCAGATATAGGCTCAGGTACAGTTACAATTAATACTCAAAATCCAGTATATAATCCCGAAATTAATGAATTCCTAAGCCCTTTATTACTTGATATTTCAACCGGTACACAGATAACTTTTGGTAATAGTTTTACCTTCAATATGTTTGATAGCATCAACAACAATTTGTTAATTTCTAAATCTGTTGATATTTTAGACGACGGAGTTTCAACGGCTACACGCGGACTTGCATTGTTAACTTTAAATGAAAACGATACAAGAGAACTTGAAACAACATCATATACTTTTGGAATCACACAGGTAGACGAAGAAGGTGCTAATCTAGCAACCTACTCAAATGTATATTACGGAATTAATGGAACATTACAGTTAACAGCGGACCTATATCCAATGCCACGTGCAACAACTGAAGTGATAAAATTTGCAAATTATTACAACCGAAATTCATTAAAGTATGATTTTTACTCGCCTAATCTACGTGCATATCCGGAACAAAATCAAGTTACCACTTTGGCATTATACCTAAATAAATTCAAAGGCACCATACTAGTACAGGCAACAATGGAAAACTTTCCAGGCACGTTTGCTAACTATGCTACTATTGCTACTTTAACATACACAACACCTACAACCAAAGTTATCTATCAAAATGCTGTAGGTAGTTGGAGTGATGTTCGTGTGTTATGGACTCCAGACACTGACGGTGCTTCAAACTATTATAGCCCACAGATGCCAGGCAATCCTACTCCGGGTAAGGAATATTTTCCATCCGGCAAAATTGACAAAATACAATACAGAAGTTAAACTTGCTGTATGAATCTCATACAGACAGCAGTTCAGACAGTATTGCCACCTAAACACAAATCTACTCCAAGTGGCTGGATCAGTTTCAATGCTCCCTGCTGTGTTCACAATGGAGAAAGTGCGGATACCAAAAGTCGTGCTGGTGTAATTTTCAAAGAAGACGGATTCACTTACCACTGCTTTAATTGCAATTTCAAAGCAGGTTGGACTCCTGGAAAACTATTAAGTAAAAACACTAAAAATCTGTTCACATGGTTAGGTATACCAGATAGTGAATTACAAAAACTATCTCTGTACACACTACAGATCAAAGAAAATCAACCTGTGGCCAAGGTTGAGATAAATTTAACATTAAAAGAAATAGAACTGCCAGAGATGGCAATGAGCCTAGAAGAATGGGCTCGAGAAGACTTACCAGATGATGTAAGTCAGCAGTTGATAAAGATATATCAGTACCTACTTGACAGAGGTATGGACATAGATTGGTATAATTGGTCATGGAGTTATACGCCTGGCTACAGAGATAGATTGCTAATACCGTTTTATCACGACGGCAAGATAGTAGGCTACACAGGACGTAAGATTACAGACGGCAAACCAAAATATCTTACACATTCCCAACCAGGATATGTGTTTAATATTGATCGCCAAACACCAGACAGACAATATGTGATTGTGGTTGAAGGACAGTTTGATGCCATTGCTATAGACGGCTGTGCCATCATGCACAACGAACCCAACGAAGCTCAAATTATGAGATTACGATCCTTAGGACGTGAAGTTATTGTAGTACCTGACCGAGACAAACCAGGTGCTAAGATGATAGAAACCGCAGTTGAACAAGGCTGGTCTGTGAGTATGCCCGAATGGGGAGATGGAGTAAAGGATGTCGCAGATGCTGTGAAAAAATTTGGTCGAGTGTATACTTTATTCACAATCTTACACTACAAAGAAACTAACGAAATAAAAAAACAACTACTTAAAAAGAAATTAGAACATGTCGAATTATAACGCAGATTTACAGAGACTTTATTTGGAAATGTTTTTGGCAGATGCTGAAACATTTGTGAGGTGCCAAAATATTTTTGATCCTGAGAACTTTGATCGCAAGTTTCAAGAGCCTGCAAAGTTCATCAATGACTATGTTGATCAGTACAAAGTCATGCCAGAATTAGACATTGTAAATTCTAGTTGTAACACAGATTTTAAGTCAGCACATGATGTTCCTAAAGAGAACTATAGTTGGCTAATGACTGAGTTTGAGAACTTCAGCAGACACAAAGCCATGGAGCGAGCAATCCTAAAATCTGCTGATATGCTGGAAAAAGGCGAATATGGTCCGGTAGAAAAACTGATCAAAGATGCGGTGCAAATCAGCCTAAACAAGGACATGGGCACTGATTATTTTGAAGATCCTCGAGCTCGACTTTTGAAACTAAAAGACAGCAATGGACAGATTAGTACAGGTTGGCCCAGCATTGATAAGAAACTTTATGGTGGATTCAAGCGTGGTGAACTGGATATTTTCTGTGCAGGATCGGGTGGCGGAAAATCACTATTTTTAGCCAACATTGGCGTGAATTTTGCCATGCAGAACTTGAATGTAATCTACTTTACATTTGAGTTGGCAGAAGAATTAGTTGGTATGCGTATTGACAGTATGATCACAGGTACTCCTAACAAAGACATCTTCCGAAACTTAGATGATGTTGAAATGAAGGTTAAGCTCACTGGCAAGAAGGCTGGCGGAATCCAGATAAAATACCTTCCTTCCGGCAAAAATTGCAATGATTTAAGGTCATATTTAAAAGAATATCAAGTGAAAACAGGCAAAAAAGCCGACATTCTTTTAGTGGACTACTTAGACCTTATGATGCCTCTATCTGTAAAGGTAAGTCCAAGCGATCTTTTTGTCAAGGACAAATATGTATCAGAAGAACTTCGCAATTTAGCCATGGAAACTGGCTGTATTGTGGTAACTGCTTCACAACTTAACAGAAGTGCTGTTGAAGAAATTGAGTTCGATCATTCACACATTTCAGGTGGTTTGAGTAAGATTCAAACTGCTGATAATGTGATTGGTATCTTTACATCACGTGCAATGCGTGAGCGTGGACGCTATCAAATTCAGTTCATGAAAACACGTTCATCCAGCGGTGTAGGTCAAAAAGTTGACTTAGAATTTGATGTAGATACTCTGCGTATCAAAGACCTCGAAGAGGATGAAGGTAGTTATAGTACCCAGGCCAGTAAGCCCAGTGCCAGCATATTAGATGGCTTGAAAAAGACTTCTACTGTTGTAGATCAAAGTACTGGAGAAATTAAGAATCCCAACGAAGGTATCAGCATTGGCAAGGTAAAAGCCAATACTAATTCTGCTCAAATTAGGGATATTATTAAGAGTTTGAATTCTGAGAAAGATTAGAACCAGTCAGCAATTTTATTGCTGGCTACAAGTTCAATTGCTTTTTCCCACTGCTCGTCATTGTTGTTATTGAATACAGAGTCTATAGTAGCGGGTGCATCTAACCACCGATGTTCTAACTTCCAGGGAGGCAGTCCTTTGTATTCGCCTTCTAATTGACCTGCGGCCCATGCACTTACTCCTACACAGGCTCTGTAGAGTTTAGGACCTACTCCTCCTGCAATTGCAGTCATAACACTGAGTTCACTCGTAATACCAATCTCAGATGTAACCATTACAGTAGAAGCAACATGCCAGTCTAAACTGTGTACAACATGAACTCTGTTATGATCAACTGGTCCGCCTACATATATTGGCTCAGGATTTGGGTAACTTATTCCTGTTGACGACATTACAGCATCAAGTGTAACTTTTGGTGTTGATTTATTCACCATAACGCCCCAAGCACCATCTGACCCGTGCTTGGCTATCAATACAACACTTTTACTAAAAATAGAATCGAGACCTTTAGGTTGTGCTACTAAGATATGACCCGTTAAATTAAAAGAACCTTTCATTGCGATATTTAACTGAATAAATACCAATTATGAACATATTTGAATTTGTCGCGCCTATAGAAACTCACCAAGAACTTAATCCTAAACTTTGGTTAGGTGAGCACTTACGTCCTGATGTTCATGATGCCTTACTTAAGATTTCCGCAGAATTTTTTGAGTTTCTTAACATGCCTGTAGAAGTTGAAGACATCATTGTGTCTGGTAGTCAAGCCAATTACAACTACAGTCCTTACTCAGATCTCGATGTTCATTTTGTTGTAGACTACGGGAAAGTTAAATGTGAAATGGAAGCAGATGAACTGTTTGATACCAAGCGTAAACTTTGGAAGGCTCAGCACAATATCAAAGTTCACGGAATTCCTGTAGAGTTATATGTTGAAGATAAAATGCAACCTGCGGTCAGCAGTGTGTATTCATTACTATCAAGACAGTGGGTTAAGAAGCCAGATCCAAAAGCAGTTTTATGGGATAAATCTCAGGTAGTTGACAATGCTAAAAAATGGACAGAGTTTATAGACTCTGCTGTTATGAGCGGTAATTTGGAAATCTGCCGCAGAGTAAAAGAGATGTTGAGCAATTACAGAAAAGAAGGTTTGGCTAAGGGCGGCGAGTTCAGTGTTCCAAATCTTACATTTAAGAGTCTGCGCAACGCAGGCAAAGTTCAGGAATTAATGGACAAGATTGGCGAATTATTTGACCGTCAACTAAGCATTTAAGTCAACGACTTTTTAGGCTACCGCGTTATATATACATACAGAACTAATTCTGTATATTAACCAAAAAGGAAACTTAACATGAAATTGATCGCAACTTTAATCGCTTCAGCATTCGCCGTATCCGCTTTCGCCGCAGAACCTGCTAAGGCTCCTGCTACACCAGCAACTCCTGCTCCTGTCGCAACTGCTCCTGTTGTTACAGCGCCAGCCGCTCCTGCTAAAACTGAAAAGAAAGCAGAAGTTAAGCCTGTCAAAAGCGAACCTGCCAAAGTCGAGCCTGCCAAGGATACCAAAGCCGAAACTACTAAGAAGTAATCCGCTAAGGAAATCTATGATACTCGGAGGGAGCGATCCTTCCGATGTTATCGATGATGAAGATATTGCAACAGGATATCGACGTCGAGATTTAGATAAATCAAAAACCTTTAAACCGGCTGATGATTTAAGTGATTATGTATTAGTTAGGTTGGCCGTTGCTCGTGCCAAGGCAATGGAAGTATACCGAACAAAATGGCAAACTTAAAGCACACCAAAAGTGTGCTTTTTGTTTTAGAGATAGTATAATTACTAATATGAAAAATACAATACATATTGACATGGACGGTGTTGTCGCAGATTGGGACAGAGCCGCAACCGAATACCTACAATCAGAATTTCCCCTAGATGTAGCGGGGCGACCAGAAGGTCGTTGGCCACCACACTTATGGGAAGAATTAAGAGTAGCACCTCACTTTTATTACTCGTTACCTAAGATGCCTAAGGCAGATGAATTAATGGCATTAGCCATGAGATTCCGAGATGAATTAGGCTGGAATCTTGTGATGTTGACTGCTATCCCTAGAGGCAATGATGTGTTTGAATCCTTCCATGATAAGATTAAATGGATGGACAAATATTATCCAGGTGTCGAAGTTCACTTTGGTCCATATAGTCAAGACAAACAAGATCATTGCAAAAATGCAAATGATATTTTAGTTGATGACCGATTAGATAATTGTGAGCAATGGCGTAGTAGAGGAGGCATTGCTGTTAGAGTTACTAAGGACTATGATGCCGCCCTGGCTGAATTAGCGGATGTGTTTAATAAAATGTCTGTATGATATTAATAACGGGTAAGAGTGATTTAGCAACCGCCATTGCTAATAAACTGACAGACTGTATAATTGTAGGTCGTCCAGAATATGATTTTTCAAAAAAAGAAGACTGCGATAAATTATTAAGAGATTTTCCAAAACCCGATGTGGTAATAAACACGTTTGGAGTTATCACAGATGATTGTTGGACCAGTATTACCGTTAATTATTTGTCTCCGTTGTATATTACTAGTCAATATTATAATTTACTAAATAAAGGTCATATCATTAATATAAGTAGTGCTAGTAGTTGGTGGCCTACCTATCCCGGAATTGAAGATGAAAGATTATACTATGGTATTGCCAAACGTAGTCTAAGTGAATTTGGTCAGCAATTTAATCGTGCTAAAGTTGACGACTTAACAGATGTTTGTGTAACTACTATAGAACCTGGAAAATTTATTTCAAAAATGAGTAAGAATCAAGGGATAGATATAGATAAAGTTGTTAGCACTATCGAATATGTAATACTGACTCGAGCACATCATGTATCACTAATAAAATGAATTACTCATACTCAAGCATCAAAAGTGTTGAAATAGAAATTAGCACATATTGTAATGCGGCATGCCCCCAATGTCCGAGAAACAACTACGGTGGCAAAACAATCAATAGCCTTCCTCTTATTAATTGGTCATTAGAGCAACTACAGTCTGTGATTGAAGAACCGTTTATTAAACAACTTGATCTAATATATTTTTGTGGGACATATGGCGATCCATTAATGAATAATCAATTAACAGACATGTGTAGTTGGTTGAAGCAGGTAAATCCTAATTTAAAAATAGGCATACACACTAATGGCGGTGCTGGTAAAAAAGAAACTTTTATAGAACTGGCAAAAACAACAGATTTTATTGCCTTTGGACTTGACGGATTAGAAGATACCAATCATCTATATCGACGTAACACCAAATGGGATATTATTATGTCTAATGCCAACGCATTTATCAATGCAGGCGGATATGCCATATGGGATTTTATTGTATTTCAACACAACCAACACCAAGTTGAAGATGCTAGAAAATTAAGTAATCAATTAAACTTCAAAGAATTTAATGTTAAAAAAACTAGTAGATTCTTTAATAAAAATCACGAACTAGTAGATTATATAGATGTGTTAGATAATAATGGTAATAAAGAATACAAGTTATATCCGCCTACTAATGAATACCTAAATACTGCCTACGAACTTGTAAGGCAAACTGATCTAAACGACTATATAAAAAATACCAAAATTACCTGTTATTTTGCTAAACATAATCAATTGTATATTGGGGCTGACGGAAATGTAGTACCGTGCGGGTTACTACATGACAGACTATATGGATTAGAAGCAGAACAAAATTCTGACCATACAAAAATTTTACAAATGATGAACGATGTTGGCGGCAAAAAATATACAAATGTATTTCATACAAGTTTGGAATCAATTGTCGACGGGCCTTGGTTTGATCGACTCAAACATTCGTGGACGCACGATCGATTAGAAAGATGTGCAATATATTGCGGAGAATCTATAAGGCTTCTAAAAGATCAAAATACCGATATTACATACAAGTAACGGTATTAAAAATATGAAACATTTAGACGATAAGGGTATATGAACTCATTGTTGTGTTGAGTTTCATTCTTACGTAATTCTATCCTACTGGTCTTACCTAAACAAATACTAGCCATTGTACCAGGCATACTTTGATTACCAATAAACAATTCACAACCTGCTAACACTCGAGAAAGGTGTAGCAGGTCTTCAGTGTGATAGTAATCTACTTCGCATTTGTAAAGATCTTCAAACCAAGCATGTTCACTTTGGTGTCCCACAAACACACAACGATCAGCAAGTCCCATATCAATCCATTCTTTCCATGCTGGATTATACACAGGAGCACCGTCAAGATATTTGTCATTGCGACTAATAACAATAGGACGACCCGGAATACGGATAGGATCACTACACTCTAACCAAGGTTGTTGCTGAAGTGCTTCGAAGTTTGTTTCCATATCTATACCTTGACTTGCGGCGTATTGATTAGAAAAGTTACGAGGCCAAACACCGTTGGCTTGATGGAAAAGGCACTGTTCTTCAAATTCGTTTGTTACTTTCTCACCGTTCCAAACTTGAAAACTGTTAATGTAACTTTGACTGTTCATCAAAGGTTCTAGCATATCATAGTCTTTCTGCGTCATACGTCCACTATGAATACCTGCGCCAGGCCAACCTAATTTTTCTTGTATCATCTTATCCATGTTATTAAGGCGAAGATAAAAATCTCCCCCGCCTAACAATTTAACAATACACAGACTTGTGAGCACATCACCTAATGTACCACTATGAGTAAATGATTTAGAAGTAGTGGGCATTTGGTCTCACAAAATAACATTCGTTTTGGAAAGGTTGTAGATCTTTACGGCATTCGCAAAGGAATGTTTTACCTAGACCAATTGCTAGACTTAGACACATACTTTGGCTACCAACAAATTGTTCACAACCTGCAATAACACGAGCACATTCTAACACATCATAAGTTTCATAATGTGGAACTTTTACCTTAAAGAAATCTTCAAACCAAGCGTGTTCTTTCTTATGTCCAATATAAACTGCAACAGCACCTAGTCCTCTGTTGAATAAGGCTTTCCAGTTATTTGCTTCTGGATCACAACCGTACAGGTGTCTGTTTACACGATTAATGACAATAGGACGACCTGGAATTTTAATAGGATTTTTTACAGTCAACCAAGGCTGTAACATATAGTAATTAAAATCTTCTTCTGGATTAAATCCTAGTGCTCTAGCGTAAGCAAAGGTATAATTGCCTTGTTGTTTTACAATTTCAGGACCGCAATCTTCTAGTGCATAGTCAATTGACTCACCTTTCCAGATGTTCCAACTCTTAACATAATCCTGGCTCATCATAAAACTTGTTAGACTATGAAATTGACGTTCAGTCATTTCTCCGGCATGATCGCCGGCGTTTGCATTTGGCCCAAACACTTTTTTGGCCATGTTATCAATGTTGTTTAAGCGAAGATAAAAATCACCACCACCTAATTTTTTAGCGATGTTTAATGAATAAATGATGTCACCAAAGGTGCCTGAATGTGAGAATGTTGTCATAAATGTTCCTATACCGTTATAGTAGCATATTTACGGTATAAGAACAAGTCTAATGATTAATATAGAGCAGAGCCGCTACCTAGATACCACTTGGTGCCATCCCAGTATGCTGGTTTGTTATATCCAGTTCCTGTTAAGAATATTGTTGCACCAGTCGGTGTTCCAGTGTATGATTTAGCAGTTGCTGATGTCATGCTTTGTGGTACCGTCCATATTCCAACAAATGCACTTCCGCCAATACCCACACCACCACTTACTATCAGTGCACCTGTGCTTGTGCTCAATGAACTTTGAGTACTTAAGAATGTAACATTTTGGCTAGTCTGTGTTGTAATATCGCCAGTAAGTCCTACCCTCCATGATGTTGCAGATAAGTTTGTAGCAGTAGTTGGTTGGATTGTATCTACATTAATAGTCCAGTCTGTACCTGTTTTTGCAATTAGATATCCTGACATGAAACGGTAATCATTTAGATTTTTAGTAGTTTCAATCAGTTTAATTCTATCGCCGTAACCAAATCCGTCTCCAACAGCGGCAACACTATCAGTTATAGTAAATCTGTGTTGTCCTAACGAGTATGTTATAGACGATGTAGAAGTTGTATAACTGTAGCCTGCACCATCAAGACCAGTTGGACCATACGGCCCTTGTAAACCAGATGGTGTCATGTTCCATGACGATCTGCTAGATCCGGTATTTTGCGGAACTATTAATCCATTGAATGTTACCGATATTGTAGTTGTATTAATGGCAGTAATATAACCGTAGATTGTGTCACCGGATTGTGCAGTTCCTCCTACAGCATTCATGTACACATAGGTATTAACACTATAAGATAATATATTGTTAAGGAAAGTAGTTGTACTCAAGAATGTCCAAGTCTGGCTTCCCGTAGATAGTGTTTTTGTATCTGTGCTGGCCATGTATAAGCCGCCGCCTTGGAGACCAGTAGCACCCTGTGGTCCACCTGTACCAGTGCTTCCTGTTGCACCAGGTAGTCCTTGTGTTCCTGCTACCACAAAACTCCATCCGCTATATACAACACCTGATTGAGCATTACCCCCTGACGAAGTAGTATCGACTGATACAGTAACTGAAGGAGTTGCTGTATTAATATTTGTGATATTGCCTTCTAAGAAAGACGATGTAATACCACTTGATGTTACAACAGCACGTACACGACCTACAGTAATATACGCACCTAATTGGTCTACAGTAAATGTTCTACTACCAGTTGCAAATGTGTTTGCCGTGTTACTGGTCATAAAATAACCAAGCCCACTAGCACCTGTGGTACCTGTAGTACCAACTCCAGTTACACCTGTGGCTCCCTGAGAACCGGTAGCACCCGTAGCACCAATTGCGCCAGTAGCACCTGTAGCACCGCCACCTGCCGCTCCAGTAGATCCTTGAGGTCCAGTAGCACCTGTTGTCCCTGTTAGACCAGTTGCACCTGTAGCACCTTGTGCCGCTGATAAACCAGAAGGCCCAGTGGCACCTGTGCCTCCTTGGAATCCTGTGGCTCCAGTTGATCCATATGGTCCAGTAGCGCCTGTAGCACCACTAGCACCTGTAATTGATTGGCCTTGTGGTCCAGTAGCACCTGTAGCACCTGTTGCTCCGATAGGACCTGTTGCGCCTGTAGTACCTACACCTGTAGCACCTGTAGCACCTGTTGCGCCAGTTCCGCCAATACCTGTAGCACCTGTAGCACCAGGATTGCCTTGTGCACCAAATCCAGTTGCACCAGTTGCACCTGCAGGTCCTGTTGCACCTAATGATCCAGTAGCGCCAGTTCCGCCTGGGTTACCTTGAGATCCCTGAGGGCCAGTAGCACCAAGTGATCCTGTAGAACCTATAGGGCCAGTAGCACCTGTAGAACCAATACCAGTAGCACCTGTAGCACCTATCGGTCCTGGAACATTACTTACACCTGTAGCACCAGTAGGTCCAGTAGCACCGGTGGCTCCTTGATTTCCTGTAGAGCCAATTTGTCCGGTAGCACCAGTTGCTCCAGTAGCACCTGTTGCTCCTGATCCAGTAGCACCAGTTGAACCTGTTAATCCAATATTACCTTGAGGACCAGTAGCACCTGTTGATCCAGTAGCACCCGATCCAGTGGCACCAGTAGCACCTGCATAACCAGTTGATCCAGTTCCACCTTGTGCGGCCGCTGTTCCCGGAATACCCTGTGGTCCTGTAGCACCTGTTGAACCATATATACCTGTGGCACCAGTTAAACCAGTTGCTCCAGTTGCTCCAGTAGTTCCGATATCTCCTTGAGGACCTGTTATACCACGGGGACCTGTAGCACCTGATGCACCTTGGCCAGTAGCACCTTGAGGTCCTGTAGCACCTGTAGCACCAGTAGCGCCGGTTGCACCCGTTGCTCCAGATCCTGTGGCACCAGTTGATCCAAATTGTCCTGTAGCACCAGTAGCACCGTACTGACCAGTGGCACCAGTAGCACCAAACGGACCAGTAGCACCTGTTCCACCAAACTGCCCGTCAGCACCAGTAGCACCAATTGGGCCTTGCAACCCAGTAGCACCTCTAGGTCCGACCAATCCAGTAGCACCAGTTGATCCGTCATTACCCGTGGCACCCGAAGCACCTGTTGCACCAATTCCTGTTGCGCCAGTAGCACCTGCACCTGTTGCACCTTGTGGTCCTGTTGCACCAGTAGAACCTGTTGCGCCAGTAGCACCAATATTACCGGTAGCACCTGTAGCACCTAATACAGCACCTGCATCGATAACTGTGCCATTGTTTAGATAAATGTAAAGTTCTGTTCCTACAACTGTTGCGGTAGTAACATAAAGACCTGTTGCACCAGTAGAACCTGACGAACCTGTGTAACCCGTTGCGCCAGTTCCACCGCTACCAGTAGCACCAGTTAAACCTGTTGCGCCTTGTGCACCTGTCGCTCCTTGGAATCCTGTGGCACCTGTTGTACCTTGTAAGCCAAAGTCAGAAATGTTAACATTACCGTACATAGAAGCGTCATTAGCAGATTGATAATACAATCTACTCGGTGCATCCAATGGAATATTCCATATGATTAAACCTGTGTCAGTTCCATTATTTTGAACACCACTGTTATAAGGATTACTTGCGCCTAGTGTTGCCGTAGTCTTAAAATAGAATGCGTGATTTGTTGCGCTGATTGAGAATGAGTAAGCAAAGCCTCTTAAAAGATTTAAGTCTGGATTATTCTTTCCAGCAATCACGTAATACTGAGATAGATAGTTTGTTACTGTATAAGCAACACCACCTTTAAGACCAGTAGCACCTGTTGTACCTGTAAGACCGGTTGATCCTGTACCGCCTTGATATGCGGCTACACCTGAAAGACCTGTAGCACCCTGAGGCCCGGTAGCGCCTGTAGCACCAGTTCCGCCTGCTTGTCCACGAGGACCTGTAGAACCTGTAGAACCTGATCCTGTTGCGCCTTTTTCACCTTCTATACCAGTAGCACCTGTGGCACCAAAAGATCCAGAAACACCAGTAGCACCAGTTTGCCCAGTAGCACCTGTGCTACCTGTTGATCCTATAGGACCTGTTGATCCCGTAGTACCTTGATTACCTGTTGCACCTTGAGCACCTTGTTGTCCTGTAGCACCTGTTGCACCAGTTGACCCACTTGCGCCAACACCTGTAGCACCTGTTGCGCCTTGTCCGGTAGCACCTGTTGCACCAACTGGCCCATTTAGTGTCATTGCCCAACTTGAATAAGATCCTAAACTGTTAGATTGGAATATATCAACAGTTAAAGTCTGCCCAAACCAACTTACAATAGTGGCGTACAACTTTATGTTAGTACCAACAGCATTTATTATAAGAGTATTTCCGGGGATGTATGCTGTACCGGCCGATGTAATGTCTGTAGTGAAAACAACTGTACTCACAGCGGCAGTTACAGTAGTAGTGGACATGATTGTAGGAAACCCTGCTCCCTGTATACCAGTAGCACCAGTAGAACCTATTGAACCGCCGCCTACAGTCAATACTCCCGATGTAGTAATTGCTAATCCAGAACCAATAATAATACCACCTAGTGTAGTAGTGGTTGCTGGTTGAAGTGTAACAGTTCCAGTGGTAGATATTTTTAATCCACTGCCAATTTTTACAACACCTAGTGTAGCAGTAGTAGCAGTAACTACGCTGTTAACCTGAGCAATTGTTCCTGTATCTATACTAACAGTTCCACTAGAAACATGTAAACCATAACCTATTTGTACAATACCTTCTGTGGTTGTACTAGCAATTGGAATGTTTCTTAAATCACTAAAATTACCACTGATACCTACAGGACTGATTGACTGTACTGTGGCATTTAGTTTGCGATAATCTAAATCTTGTAGTTCAAAACTATCACCAGTTAAACTTGTTACTTCAACACCAAATGTGCCTGTACTATCAAAAGTCATTACCCCTTGATTGGAAAAATTAGGCAGTCTAAAAGCATTACTGATAACAGGGTAGTCTGTCCATGTAACAGAACTGGCTGTGCTGTCCACTTTGATATAGACACGCATTTTGTAAAGAACATCTGGAATGCCAATGGGGAAATTTCTCAGGCTAACACTCATGGTGCTAGTAGAAACAGGATTGATAAACCAAGCAGATCCCTGTGTGTAGTCTAAGATTTGACTAGTTTTGCTTTGTGCTGTAGCAAGGTGTTCTGAATAGTTGTTTAGTATTAGATTAGATAATTCAGCACCGTTTAAGTTGTTGATTGTACCTGTGCTGAGTGTAATTTGATTGTTTTGTAAATCGCCGATAAGACCGGCAGCCTCAGTAAGGCTTTCTTGGATAGCATTGAAGTTATCACGGAAGCCTTGGCTGGGATTGTCTTGCCCTTTACGTGGAAACGTCGGGTCGATTTCGCTAATGTAGAAGGAAAGAGTATTGGTACTGTTTGTCATCGGGTTGAAAACTCACTATATTCCTTTATTTAGTGATTTTTACAAACTCAGTTTCCGGGCATTGGGTCCTGTACGTACCAGGGGCTTTGTGCTCTGTATTCGTAGTCGGGATTTTGAAGTGTGTTAATTGCTCGGCTCAATAGTTGATTTTTGGCGGATTCACCTAGTGCGGCTTCAAACCAAGCAGTTCCTTGGTCTTTGGTTAGAGAAGAGAATTCTGTAAATGTTTCAGGAGTAGTATCAGCATCTAATATGACTTCAACAATTCCGTCTAGAGCAACACCGCGTTTGTATTGATTCATAACACGAAGTCTATAATCAATAGAACAAACAACATCGTTATATGTGTGTCCATTAAGAGTCACAGATCTGATTACGTTCATCGATCTTAAAAGCCATGCTACAGTATATCCTTCAGGTATAGTTACACTCATGTTAATTCTCCTATCAGGTATTTAGCCCTTGATCAGGCCAGTCTCTGTAAAGTGCATGTTGAATATTACCAGAAACAAATTGATTGAAACTTTGATGTTTTTCTTCTAATTCGCCTTCTAACGGTGCTACTCGTTTAAATGCTTCATCCATTTGCGCCATGCTAGTAAACTCCATCATAATATGCCACTCGGGAATGTCCATACTTCGAAAACCCATTTTACAACGAGTGATGCGATAGTTTTCCATTTTGCCCTCGGACTTGAGGTGATCTAAAAACTTCTTCATATTAGAGACCCATTCTAGATCACTGATATCGCCTTCTTTGTCTGCCCAAATATGATATATATCCATGTTAGGCCTTGTTCTCTTTTGACGGAGCGTATCCAGGTTTGGGATTTTTTAGTTGCTCAAGCCCGAACCGTCTGCGCATTTCGTCATTGTAGTCTGATACTCTAGGTTTACTACTGTTTACTGCTTGTCGAAGCATACTCTGTTTAATCTGCTCTTCTGTGGGAATGTCTAAGAAAGGTTTTTGCAATTCAGTCTCATCACAAATAGGAGTAGCATTAGGTCCCATGGTGATCAATGTTTTAAAATCCTTATCTGGTAGTTCTGTTTTCTTTATTCCAATACCGTAACCGCCACGCTCTGGGAAGTAATCTTGTAATCCGCCACGACGTCTAATGTCCACTGTGTTGCAGTGCATGCCGCCATCCCAAAATGTTCTTGCTCTAAATGGAGTCACGTGTGCTGTGATGCCTCTGCGAGCAAACTCTTCAAACAGACTGTCATGCCCTCCTATGCAGAGAATGTTGTTTGGATCCAGTACTAATATGTTAACTTCAAAGAATGTTTCTGTAAAATTACCCACCCAATCCATGCAGTACTTGTTCACGTAGTCATTGAATGTAGGTGCTACATCACCGGGCAACATCCATTTGCCCACAGCAGAATGAACCGTGTTGGCCTTGAACATCTTCCACTGCTTTTCCGAGCTCTTGAAAAATTCTTCTCTGGTCTTACCTGCATGGACCACAGCATAGGTAGGATCTGCCACGTTGATGCGATCCCATCCTGGATAGAATAAATCGTAGTCTTTGAAATACTTTGTGGTTAGTAGTAGACCAGGACGAAGCGGTGCAAAACAACCGTCATAGTGTCCACCATTTGTGGTGTAGTGAAGTCTGTAGTTGCGTTCAAACTCCGGAGGATATGTTCGTGACCATTTTTGCCAATCATTGAACAAAAAATGGTTCTTCATCTTTTGATCCCATTCGCCCGTTAGATACTGATGAGTCATGCCTCGGTCAAACATTAGATCTCTTCCCAGTCGTACAGTGCTGGGTCCACTGACCCAAGGGCGAGTCTTGAAAGTTACATCAGGGTCTTTGCGATACTCTGCTAGAATGGGCTCCCAGCAGAGTTTTTCATAGGCAAATGGTGAAGCAGAATAAAGTGTGTTGCCAATTACACACTGAGTATCACGGATAGCAATTGGTGGTTTATAAAGACGACCGCCTGCTCCTGTGTAAAGTTCTTTTCGATTTTTGTCAATAAATGGTCGACGAACAATTACACCCCAGTCTTCTAAGAACTTGTGTGTACGATCTAGATCTTCTTTGGTTATGTCAGTGAGGAAATAAAAAGCATCGCGTACATCGGGTGGTAGGTCATCATAAAAATGCTTGGGCCAAACATCGCCTAACCAAACTTCTTCTAAGGGGTCCCAACCGTTGTGGGAATTTATCACTGGCATTCTAGATCCTTTAAGTTATGGGTCCGAGCATTTCAAACCCGTCTATTTCTTGTTTATATTCTTCTGCACCACCCAGATACAGATATTGATAGCCCCGAGCCTTGTAAAGAGCACATTCATGCTTGAGAGTCTTTATGCCCAAGCGCAGTGTGGGATCAACATAGTCCCAAGCAAACTGTAGGCACTCCGCATTTTTAAGATCGTACTTTCTAACCAGACTGAATGCTACCAGTTCTCTATTGTGATAGTAGCCTAACACATCTGTATCCTGGGCGCGATACTGACTGTCAAATATAGGCATCACACTGGAGAATTTTTTATATCGGCAGTACTTGTAGTAGATCTCATTCAATTGATCTATGTCCGGGTAGTGAAGATAGTTCCAGTTGTCAAACAGCCCGTAGTTGGTCTTACTGAGATCTATTCTAGCATATTTCACAACAGATCGTCTCCGTGGCTCTGAGTTTGATTTAGAACACGGCCAGCCAGTTGTTCTCTATAGCCCACAACCTGCTCATAGTAGTCCCGGGGCCAGCGATCGTAGTAGTCTGTTCGTTGAAGCATCTTGGTAGCACGAGCCAGTTTATCGTATCGCTGTACCATGATCAGGGCCAGGAGTTCGTTGTTAAAGATTACACCATTCACAGACTCGGGAGTGTCCGGGTGATCTTCTAGGGCTATCAAATTCAAGGGTGCTAGAAAATCATAATTGGCTCGATCCACGGACTCAGCAAGATACCGGGAATCGATAGCACGAGAGTCATAGGCTAGAATGGACACGTCATATTGATCATTCCAAGTTTTTGCTAGGTCCAGCAGATCGTGATCAATGTCCCAAGTGCCGCTCATAACTCGCCAGCGGGCCATGTGAGCATAAGGACATGGAGCCCATCCTCCCAGCAGTTCATTGTCTACTGAAAGGCTTCTTTGTATCCAAGAGTGTATATAGCGGTTAACTGATTCTAAATCGATCATATATACCTATTTAACTGCAAATTCTTCGGATAAAAAGAATTCTGTTAATTAGGTGTCCAGTTTACTATAAATGGCCTATGAGTAGTAACCACGGGCGATTCTAGCACGTCTTTGAGATCGTAGTTGTTGAATGAAGCCAGGGTAACAATGGTTTGATCTGTAGTGCCCGTATTGGATAACTTGAAGTAGTAGTTGCCCGTGGAAAACACCACACTGCCTTGGCTCATTGACCAAGAGCCCAATTCTCGAGCATTGTCGGGCGATAGTTCCATTTTACTACCCTGCTGGCAGTTGAACATCTGTACTCGATCTTGTGGACGATAGTTAGCACGTATTAGAGCAGAAGTATCCGTTATACCACAGAGTTCAGGATCAATAGGATCATAAGTAGTGATCACGCAGTCCTGATTGTCGGGTCTAGAAATAAACAGAGTCCAAGCACAGACATCCTCGATGTGATCTCCTGCTTGATCGCCACTACAGGGCATGAATACTCGATCCAACATGATAGGGCTAGAAGTTCCCGCGGGCAAGTAGATGTTGCGATTCCAGCCCGAGTTGGTTCTGGGGATCATGCGTAGCCACTTGTAGTAGAACTTGGGATTGCCCTGGAAGGCTATGGGCTGACTGGTATCAAATGGAGTAGTTCCATAGTTGTTGAGCTCCGCTCCTCTGCAGATTGTGCTCATAGGAGGATATCCGGGCCAAGTATAAGGACTGTTTATGTCCAAGCCAAAAAATCTAGAATTTGTTGCTGTAGTGTCTGACATATACTACTATTTATTGAAATACGAAGCCCCACATACCTCTAGGCTGTGTCTGCGGAGCGTGTAACAGCAGATCCAGTGCAGAAGGATCCGAACTGCTGATTGTGACCACTGTGGCAGTAGTAGATCCTGTGTTTACCAGATTGAACCAATTGGCTCCAGTGGGATAGACGCAACTGTTCGAACTAAGTGGAAATGACTCATCTAGCACAGCCTGCTCAGTATCAAAGGTAGGAAACTGAGTAGTTCGGCAAGATCCTATGCGCATGGTCTTGTCATAGCGAATCATGCCTGTACTAGACACAATTTGAGTATCTGTAGTGGTTGTCCAAGCACAAACACTTACATTCTCATTATCGGGCCTACTAATAAACAAAGTCCAAGCGGCGGGCAATACCTCCCCAGTGACAAAGTTCTGCTGAACATCACAGTAGGGCAGAGTACTAGTCCCAGGTGGTAAAAAGTAGATACGACCCCAAGAATTAGTCAGCGGACAGCGCAACCACTTCAAGTACCATTTGGCCTGTATGATAACTCCAATAGGATCCACAACGTCACTGACCAGTGTACCAGTAGAATGAGCCAAATTTGGACGACTGAACTGCCCGGGCAAATAAGCATTTGGTTCGGGCCAAGGAGTAGTACCAGTTAGACTCAATGACAGAAAATGAGTGCTGGTATTATGAATATCAGCAATTGTAGTGGTACTAATCGAGTCTGTGGTGATCAGGGGCATGTGAGTATTTACCACCGCTGAAAGCGGAGGGGCGCTAAAAAATTTTTTATCCCAATAACCGTAATGATAATGTAATCACCGTAATCAAGTGTAATTGTATGTAACAACTATAGCGTAACTCTAGAGTGAGTCTATATACTTGTACACATATGATAAACACAAAACTCAAGAATATCTTACTTAATGCTACAGTAACATCAATCGTGCTACTGGAAACTGCCTGTGGTGGAGGTGATCATGCCAATACTGCAAACACTGTGAATACCAAAGTCTACGGCTGTGACAGCAGTATAGTGTCTATAATGGCTACTATGAGTACTCCAAACTTACTGGGATTGGGACAACCTGATACTACCACATACTCAACTACGGGACAGAATCACGTGATGATCTACGATTTTCACCTACAGCGGGAACGCATTACATTTGAGTGGAACGTCAACTACTGTAGAGAAACTGTAGAAACGGGTCTGTAGCAGACGAAAAAAATTTTTGTAATTTTTTCAGCGGCAGCCGGTTTTACCAAGACCGGGGTTTTGCTAGAGTAAAAAAATTGGCTCGCAATTTTTGCAAGGTGGGGAGAAGTAAACCCCTGGTGATCTAATCTAACTGGCATGCCCAAAATGCTTGCGCAGTTGTGGGAGCGGAAAGCACCTCCTGGTGCCCCCACCACCACCCCACCACCTCAGAGGTCGAGCTCGCCTTCGAGGATCAGTTCTTCGACCGCTTCATTGAATAGACTTTCCCACAGTCGGACATCACTTGCAACACGAGTGTCCTTCTTACGGTGTACGGCTGTGCCCTGCTTGTAGACTAGCCACAAGTGTTCTTCGCAGTATGCTCTACCCTTTAGTGCTGTATTACAGCATGTGGGCTGTAAGCCTGTGCTGTTTCCTATGTATTGGCACCCTGTAGTCATTGTGTGTCCTGTGTGCGTTGTAGTTCTTGTTGTATTAGTTCTGCTTCACGTAGTATTTCACGTGCCTTGTCCAGTAGTGCTTGATCAAGCTCTGCCTGTTGCTCACGGCCCTCCATGTGCCCCAGTAGATCACTTGCCCAGAACAGTCCAAGTAGGGAAGCAAACTGCCAAGTGTCCCAGGAGTATCCTAGCCCTGATGCTAGGACACCCAGGGTAGCGTATAGTGCTACCCTTACCATTACGCTCTCCGCATACAGGTAGTACGAGCCATTGACTGCCAGTTGTTGGGGAAACTCTTGCGCAGGTCTGCAATCTTCAGGACCATACGCAGGCTCAGTTCTCTGAGTTTGTCCTGGTTAGTGGTAATGAACTCAACAACCTCATCCTTCTGGATTTCACCAAAGTCGTAACGGTCCAACATGCCCTGCTCTACGATCTGCTTGATGCGGAGTAGTTTCTCTCTGTTGGTATCCATCTGCAGATCAATGTAGTGGCAACGTGACTCTAGTGCATCCAAGTGATCACGCAACTTCTTTGAGCGGACATGCTCAAACTTGATGTTGGTAATAAAGATAGCCGCACCTTTGAACTCAAAGCGATCTGGAATGCCTTCTGATCGTAACAAACGTGAGTCCGTGTTCCAACTAATGAAACGGCGCTCGGATGAGTCTAAGGCACCCTTGAGGATGTTCAGGCTCAAGTCCTCCATAAGGATACTGTCACAGTCGTCAAACACCACTACGTGTTTGGCATCTGAGTGCTCGTAGAGTTTACTGTAGAGTCCGATACTGGACATCGCGCCCTTAACAACCTCATACTTGGGCTTACGCTCAGCCAGCGTGTCAAACAGGCCGTCTTTCTGTAGTACTGCCTCTACACCGAAACTCTTACCAACTCCGGGTGGGCCACTGACAATCATAGCACGGACATCGCCTGCTTTGACCGCTTTGGTCATCTCTGTTAAGATCTCAAAACGCTCGCCCAAACGCTCCAGGATCTGCTCGTCAGTTTCCTGTGCCACTTCCTTCTCGCGACGCTTGATAGCCTCTGTATCGAACTCCAATACTGTAGTTACGGGAGCTGCCTTTTTTGCGGATGCTTTAGCCATTTTTTTGCCTTTCATGTGTGTATTTAAGAACTTGTATTATAGCAGGGGATTGCTCCCCTGTCTACCTCTAATTAATCCATTCTGCTACCGGAGTAGACTTTGTCCAAGCCCAACTTGTCTTTGAGCACTTGGGCATATGCCTCAGCGCCTGCTTCCAGGATTGAGATGCTCTGTGTAGGGAAGCCACTGGGGTTCCACAAGCAAAGAGCACCGGAGTAATCTTTGCGGAAGCCGTTAGTGGCCAACCACTTGCCCAACTTTGAGTTAGAACGTACACCGTATACGTTAACCCAAGCAAAACCGCAGGCGTCACGGTCACCATGCTTTTCAAAAAAGTCTCTGGCTGCCGCACGGGCTTCGAGTTGGGCTTCTTGGCAAGCGGATTGTACTTCTTGCTCTGTGATCTGTGTTGCGATTGCTGTCATAGTGTGCTCCTTTTGTGTTAGTGTAAGTGTATTATACTGTCTTACTTGCGGGTTGTCAAGCCATTTACACCTGCGGCAAATAAGCCACAGCCTGCGATTGTAATAGCCAACAGGGTGAACAATTGGTTGTCCGGTGCGGTGTCAATTGTGCCTGACACTCCGTAGACTAGGAAGAACCCTGTAGCGGCTACGACTGCGTCGCAGAATGCGTATAGTTTATCTGACATTATACTTGCTCCTTTTGTGTTAGTGTATCTGTATTATACAATTCTTTTAGTTCTTTGTCAACTATATCATTCCAAGTCTTCCTGGTCTGCTGTTGTATCTGCGCCACATAGGCACTCCGCTTGGTTTTTGGCAATTCCATCAATACACTGACCAGCATGGTCTCTAGATAGCCTGCGGTGTAGGCATAGCCTTCGTAGAGTTTCTTTTGATGACGAACCATCTCGGAAACCTTGTAACAGGTGTCCTGATACTCTGCTTGAAACTTCTGTTGTGTGTTTAAGCCCATGTCAACTCCTTTGCTTTGAATCTGATTGCGCCTTCGAACTCCAATTGGTCCTGCTCGAACTCTGTAAGGAACTTGTCGTTAACCAAGTTCCAACCAATGATGCTTTCGCGGAAATAATCATTGTTGCATTCAATCTTGTCACGCAGGGCCATTACAGCCATTGTGGCTTCTGCCTCGTCCTTTACCTTGATCACCATGTAGTCTGAACCGCCCTTGGCTTTCCAGTACTGGGGGCACTCGCCTTCTCCGTCCCAATCGTGGGCACCGTAGTTTTCGTATATTTGGCTTTGGATGTGTAGTTTCATATCTGCTCCTTAGTGTCTATGTATGTATTATAACCTCTATCTCCAAAAGGGTCAACCAAAGACCCTTTCAGGCATAGGGCTATTAGCAATCTGGATCGAAGTCGTGCCACTCTTGTGCTTCGTCGGGCTGACCGTCATCTTCGTATTCGTACTCTTCTGGGTCACAGCCTGTTACTGTATAAGCAAAGTCCTCGCCAGCATCTAAGTCCCAATCGTAAGTGTCATTCATAGTGTGCTCCTTAGTGTTCATGTATGTATTATAACCCCAAATCAAAGTCCTGTCAACCATTATTTTGTTGTATTTTTACAACAGAAGTTGGGGGCTTACGAGCACACCGCCCCCGTAGTGCTGGAATCTGGATGGTGAGGCCCACCCGCGCTCTTATTTGACGTTTAATACCTTATTGCCTTTGATGCGAGCGTATTCGATCAAAGTCTTCTTTTTGGCTTCTGCTTCGTCTTTGTTTAGGCCTGTGAAGATGTTATTCACTAGGCATACGCGATGTTGGAAGAGGCTTTGATATATCCCAGTCTGTACACCTTCTTTGGTATACTTTACGACACCGTCTGCTACAACCTCTACAGGTGTGCGGTCATCGTTGCGGGCTGTGAAGAATACTCCGTCTTGAGTAGTGATTTCTGCGACTGTGTACATGGTACATCCTTTCTTTAGGTTCCTAAGCAATTTCTTAGTGTTAATAGTATAGCACCGATCTAGGTAAATGTCAACCAATTTTAACATTAAGAACCTTGCGTCCAAAACTCTTGTAGAACTCAATTAAGACCTTGGCCTTAGAATCTGCTTGAGATTTGGATAGATTCCTAAATATTACTCGCTTACCAGCGAACATGCCGGGAGTTCTTAGGGCTTGATATACAGGGCTTTGACTATCCGAATTATGAGCATCTCTAATGATTTGCTCTTCGGTGCGTTCGTGTGTACGGGGGGAGATGTAGATAGAACCATCTACCATTTCATAAAGTTCGACAATATGTGTCATTTTGTTTCCTCTCAAAGGTTGCATTAGCATCTCTAATGTAATTCTATTATACTCTCAAAAAAAGAAACCTGTCAACCTCTAAGGACATTAAAGATGGAGTTTTGTAAATCTGCCACTTCGTCGCTGGGCACATAGAAGTCTGTGCGTGGATCCCAGTACTCGCCTGCCTTTGGATCGTAGTACAGAACACGACCGTTGGGATAGTGGAATGGACCCTCTAGGCCCTTACGGCTAGTGAACTCCTGATTGTGCTTGAAAACAGTGTATGCCATATCGTTGCTCCTTGTCTGTATTATAACACCGATCCAATGTCCTGTCAACCTGTAGGGTTATTTGTATGGATTTTGGCAAACTGACGGATCCTTTGAAGAATCTAAACACAATTGATATCTAAATGAATATTGTCCTATCGCTTGTCTTTGTGCCTCTGTTGTGTTATTATTGATAATGAGTCTTTGTTGTTTAATCCATTGATTATTTTGAGACATATTGCTCAGAATACGATTTACTTTGTCTTTATCATTTTGTGATTGGGCTTCGACTAATTGAGCGGCAAATACTACATTGTATGACTGTGTAGTCTTTATTTCAGCCATTGCGTTTTCAATTATAGATTGTGTTGCCCGACGGTCGTTTTCTACCTGTGCGTTAATCTGTTGACGCTTTGCTTCTAATGCTTCTTGACGTTGACGTTCTTCCGCCTCAGCCCGTTGTTTAAATTCAAACTCTTCTCGTTCTTTTTCATATTTCGCATTTATTTCTTGTTGCTTCTTTGCCTCATATGTATCATAAACATAGGCACACACACTTACAACAATTCCAATAACTACCACAAATTTAAAAAGACTTTTAAACGCAGACCATAATACTGATAAGATACGGTGAAGCAATCCTGGTGATAAGCGATCGATAACTAATGCTACCAAAATAATCAACAAGATTAATAAGATTGCGTGTAACATGGTCTGCTCCTTAGTGTCTATGTATGTATTATAACGCCAAATAATATCCCAGTCAACCGGCGGGTCTTTGGAGTGCCGGGGTGTGGCAGATCTGCAACACAAGAGAAAGCCCCCAATCACCAGGACTGGGGGCGGAGGGTTGCCTGGGACACTACCCCCAGGACTTCGGAGCGATCTTAAACGAGACCTAGCGCCATTGCTTTGTAGCCTGCGGCAACGATCTCACGTGAAGGTGTGCCCATCACGTATTCTGTCACGTGTGCGTGGTTACCAGCAACACGGTTCTTACGGTATACAGCAAAACCTGACTGACGAACACGGCTTACCTCAGCACTGATGTTCTTGATACCAAAACGCTTCTCTGCTTGAGCAGGAGTAATACGCTCGCCTGCTTGGAGTGCTTGGAACAGTTTGTAGGTTTTGGTTTCTTTGTTGATTTTCTTGAATGTCATTTTAGTTTCCTTATTAAAGACTGAATCTAATCAGTTGTGTTAACTATACAGGATTCAGCCTTTACTGTCAAACTCTTATTTTGCCATATTGCGAGCTTTTTCTCCAAACTCTTTGGTTGTGTAGAAGTCAATCAATCGGCGTTGGATCATGGTGACTAGATCACCTGCATCATCATCAATGAAGAATCGCACTGGGCATCTGCTCCATGTTGCTTGTGCCTGGAACTGTGCGAACCACTTGCGGTGATCTTTATTAGAAGGATTGAAGGCCACATAAGGACGGCCAGCCTGTACCAATTTGCTCATTTCTTCACCGTGACGTTTGCTTTGAACACACCTGCGAGTACCACCGCGGCACACCATGTGTCAAAGTTCAAAGGGATATTCAGTAGGGGGAATAGAGTGTTCAAACTCCAGATAACAGCGATTGGGCCGATAACGATTGCGAATACAAACAGCGCCAATCCTATGAATAGTTTTTCTATCATGCCTGCTCCTTAGTGTAGTGTAGATTGGGGACCCCTTACACCGGGGTCGAGGTCCCCGCGTTGCTTAGAATGGTGCGTCTTCCATGTCGCCGAACACATCCTTGCTCATCTGTGCCACAGACACTTCTTTGGTAGTCTTCTGTGCGACTGCGTCCTGCGCAAGAGCCTTAGGTGTCTTTGGCTTAGGAGCCTTCTTGGTCTCCTTCTTAGGGGCATCCTTGTTGCCTGCCTTAGGAGCTCGCTTCTCTACAGCCTCAAGGAGTGCTGTCTGTACGGCTTGATTGGTAACGCCGTTCTGTGTGGCAAAGTCAATGCTGAGCAAGTATGCGATAGCATCTTCTTTGGTCATAGGGTTCTTCAACTCAATGATGTCAATGTTCTTGTGACCGTTCTTAATAAGAACCTTTTGGCGGAAAGCATCGTTACAGAAACGAACTTTGAACTCGCCGTTGAGTGATGAAACGCCTGCGTGTGTAAATGTCTTAATCATAAAAAACTCCTGTGTGTGTTAAAAATGTATGCTCTTCCGAACATGTTTCTATTGTACAGCCATTTTGGTTGGCTGTCAACCATATTTTAAGAATTAATTGTGCCAAAAGGGCTTGCGTCCTCCTCTGGGAATGCCTCTTCCCATTCACAGTTAACAGATTCAATCCATTCCAAAACTGCCTCTACAGAACAGCCCACAATCTTAGCGATTGTCTTTGGGTTGTGCCCTTCGATGTACAGTTGTTCGATGTCGTATGCTAGATCTTTCATTGCGCCCATTTCGTTCTCCAATTTAGTGATTTCAATCTCATCCCTAACCCCTCGGCTAGGGCTTTCCCTTAGTGCTTGTAGTCGAGCACGAATGCTCATGCTGTCTCCTTTGCTGATTCTAATGCTTCTGTCAATGCTGTGAGCTTACGGCTCAATGGATGGTTGCTGTAGATGTTACCGCAGTACCAAACACCGTCTTTCATAATGTAGTACCACTCGCCACAGCAGTTTTCTACCTGCTCGAGGAACTCAGCGAATGTGTGTGCTACCTTAAACTCTGTGCCAGTCTCTTTGCGATCGCGACCGTAAAAGGTACACATATCGCTGAACTGTGCTTCATAGTCCTCTTTGCTCATGTCAGAGCCGTGATAGCCAAATGGATGCTCAACACCGATCTCTTTGTCCAAGGAGCTCATGTCTCCCATTGCTACAAGATGATTGGCTTTGGCTGAATCGTAGTGCTCTTGTAGAATAGCACCGTTGTGCTCAAGATAGCCGTCCCAGTGGCAGTAAATGCTTTTGACCTTGTCCCCGTGCATGACTCCGATACGTGATCTTGTTCCCATAGTGTGCTCCTAGTGTGTGTAAGTGTTAATTATAACGTCAATTCAACGGCCTGTCAACCGAATTCGTAGAACTTAACAGATGGATCCAATGCTTGCAATTGGACTGCCGCATCACGCAGGGCCTTGTAGCGAGCCTGCACTTGTGAGCGAGGCAGTTCACCATCGCAGGTCAAGTTCTCTGGGCTAAGGTCGCTGTCTATCATGCCAGCAATCTTCTGCCTATCTTCGGCACTTTGTAGGCTCAATTGCTTGCCTCCGAAGATAGCGTTCCAGCGATTTTTTTGATCTACATACCCGGTTAAGATTGATACTTTCATCTGTGCTCCTTAGTGTGTGTAAGTCTTAATTATACAGCCGTTTCAATAACCCGTCAACTCGAAAGTGCTTTTAGGATTCTTCTGTTGCAAATATGCCACAGTAGATCGAGCGACTGCTTCCGTAGTCTGCTCCCCGTAGTAATAGATCGCTTTGACTTCGTTGTTAAGAGTCTGCTTAACGACCCATTTGATAATGCTACCGTCTTCTGCTCGCATAGTGTGCTCCCTTAAAACTGTATTATACAATCATTTTGTCAATTGGTCAACCATCCATTGTATAGCATCACTCATCTTGGGCCTCCTCTTCTTCGTAGTTGGCAATTGTTTCTGAGATCCCAAACATACGGTCCAAATCCTTAGGAAGCAAGGCTTCTACTGCTCCTGATGTCATATCGCCGATCTCGTAATAGTCATCAAGGCCGTCTTGGTATGTGCCACAGAATGCCATACCGGACTCATAGTAGTGAGCGCAGACCTCAAAGCCCAAGTCCTCTAACCTGCCGTAGGCCTGCACAGGTGGAGCCCAGGCACTATCGAAACTTGTAGTCAACACACCGTCCTTGATTTCCGCGTATTCATCTTGGACATCCCACTTGGTGCCCCATTCGTTCACGCAGAAGTCATACCATGTGGCATAGCCATACTTCTCACGGTTGGCTTTTTCTCTTGCTACCAAATCGATCTGCTCAGGACTGTCGTCTGCGCCTGCACGGCCTGCTACGATCTGCAGGTCCTCTGGCACTGGATGGAATTCGTTTAGGAACTCTCCCTTCACAAGAGCCTCTCGGGCTCGGACCAGCATCTCGGGGTCATTGTGTTTCAATGTGATTGCGTTGTTGCACCAATTAGGCATTTGTGTTCTCCTCGATCTTTAGGTTGGATAAAACTGCTTCAAGCACATCATAGGCCATCTGGAAACGATCGCCTGGGATGTTGTAGATAATGTTAATAGCGTCCTCAAGAAGGGCCAAGCCCTTCTTGATCTTGTAGTCCTGTTCAGTCACTGTAGGTCTCCTCTCCGAGTTCAGTTAATTCATCGTCTACCACTGAGATGTTGGTGATCATAAACTTGACATCACCATCGCTGATCCCACAGAACGCATCTCGGAATGATTGGTGTTCAGCAAGAAAGTCATAGATCTCCTGCTTGGTAGTGCCCTCAGGCACTTCGAGCTCTTGCCTGAGAGTAGTTGTAACATAAGCCTTCATACAAACACCTCCTTGTTTAAAATGTTGTCTTCTACAAGTCTGTGGCAACGATTCATTGTATACATCATTACCAAGTAAGCATTGGCCCTGTGTGTGCGAGGCATAGTTTGGATTAGTGCTTGTATCTCTTCCAGTGTAGGCTCGCCCCATAAGCCACTGTATGGGATAGGGTTGTTTACTACATTATACATATTGCGCTCCTTTTGTGTTAGTGTAAGTGTATTATACTCTCAATTTACGCAGGTGTCAACAGTTTTTCAAAGTCTGCCATTACGATGTAGTAATCGCGCAACTCTGTGAGGCTGAACTCATCTGTGTGCTCTCTAATATACAGCAGTGTCTCTAGCATAGGCATCTGTAGTTGCTGGCTAATTGCTGTAACTGTCTCAAGTGCTTCTGTTATCATAGTGTGCTCCTTTGTTGCTATGTGTTTATTATACTGCTAAAGGTAAAACCGGTCAACCAAAATAGTTGTATAACCCTACAAGGCATATGGCTATTCCTACGGCATTTGTGACCATCTGTGGCTTATTTGCAACACGAATACTCCACACCATATACAAGGCACCCCCACAGAATCCTGCGAGAATGTTCCAGGGATACATGTTCAAAGACATTAATGTGTACATTACCATAAAGCAGGCAGTGCCTGCCCACTGTAGTCGATCGTTCATGCTTCAATGCCTTCTCTATCAATTGTAAAACTCAAGTCCTGGAAACGTTTGTACATGCGGTAGACTTCTCGCTTGGCTGTAATCAGCGCGATGTCAATCATGTCCTCTGCGACACCGTCTGTTAGTACTTCCTTAGCGTCCTCATAGAGGCACCCTCCCAAGTACTCTGTGGCCAGTTCATGTCCGTCCACTAGTACACGGACTCGCAACATAAACCAATCTATTAGGCCACTGTCAATCTCCTGGCACATCTTGTCTAAGTCTGTGACGCAGTCGTCGAACTGATCTCTGGGGTTAAGGTCCTCCCAGGTCTTGTCTACGATCACAAAGAACCCATCGCGCTCGAAACTGGCAAGTTCATCATAATGTCTCATATCAATCTCCTCTTGTGTCTGTGTTAAGTACTGGTCTTACCTGTCTGCGTATCTCTACTTCTCTCTTGTGCGCATCGGCTTTGCCTCTCACAATCTCGTGTATCTTAATGCCGATCTCTTCCTTGCTGGCCAACTTGCGCAACTCTGCGCAGAGCAACCAGTTCTTAGATTCTGTCTTAGCACGGTAGAAGTGTTTTGCGGCACGTGCCTTTACACTTTTGAGTACAGTGCTTTCGGTCTTTGCGGTAACGCCGATGTAGTTGAGACCATTTACTTCGAGTTCGTAAATGATGTGATTACGATCGGTGCGCTTCTTGCGTGTTGTAGTATTTGTGTTCATGTGTTTATTATACTATCGGTTTTACCACTTGTCAAGAAAGACCCTACAAGCCGTAGGGTCTTTGTGTTGTTATTCTGTTACCATGCTGTCCATAAAACTCTCAAAGTAATCGCCACGCTCCATTGCGTGTATTAGCATCTCGCCGTTGCCAATGCTAGTGCGTTCCATAATGTACTCTGCATAAGCATCGTCTAGTTCGTATGTGTTCATTGCGTCTTCAAATTCTTGTAGTGTCATATCTGCTCCTTTTTAGTGTATGTGTGTATTATAACATAAAATAATAACCCGCACAACCAGCGGGCTATTATGTGTTGCTATTACGCCACTTGCATTTCCTCTATGCTATAAGTGTCAAATGCGTACAACAACTCCTCGTAAAAAAACGCTTCTGCCTCTGCAACTGTAGCAAAAACTGTATCTATAACTTCCCACTCGTTCCCGTCGTTTAGTACTTGTAGTATATACATAGTTTTTCCTCTTTGCTTTTTGTTTAACATGTGTGTATTATAGCACAAAATAAAGACCCGCACAAACGGCGGGCCTTTGTGTTGTTTTTATATGCAACAAAAGTTGTCTGCTGTAATTAAACGCTTGCGTTCAATGTACTGTAGTACTGCAATGTAATATTCCCGTACTAAAGTGTCTTGTTGCATTATAGCGTCGTGTAGTGCTTGCACGTTGTGCGTTTTATGGAATTGTGCTAATGCGTTTACATTGTATGCAACATCGTCCGCGTACATGGACAAATTGCTAGCGTTAGCGTCCGGGTTAGTGGCAAAGCATTTAATATAACTAATTGTAGT